AATTATCGATTCATCGACTTTCAAAAAAATATTTCCAAAAGTCAAGTTAAAAGCTGGGATGCAAAGCGACATAGGCTGGTCTGTCGACTTTGATTATGCGGGCATCACTCGTATTGGTGACGAGGAATTTACCTTAAGAGCAGCTGGTCTGAGAGGTTCGATTACGTCTAAACGAGCTCACCTCGTGATCGTGGATGACCCTATTAAATCAAGTACCGATATTAAAAACCCTACTGTTCGTGAGGAGATGAACGGTAACTGGTCATCGGTCATTGCTCCCATCGTGTTTGAGGGAGGTCGATCTATCTGTCTAGGAACTCGTTTTCACCCTTTGGATATACATAAAACAATGTTTATCCCGCAGAAGGGCTGGAAACAAGTCTCACAAGAAGCACTCACGTACAACAAAGACGGGGAAGCGGTTAGTTATTGGCCTGAGCAGTGGTCTGTCGAATATCTGCAAGGCCAAAAAGAACTGGATCCTGTTGCTTTTGCTTACCAGTACCAGCAACAACCTGTAATGACTTCAGATCTCGTCCTTTCTCCTGACTTGATCGTTAAAGGGGAAGTCGAAACTGAGTTTGATTCCTTGGCTGTAGGGATCGATCTATCCGCCAGCAAGAACGAGACTTCTGATTACACCGCTTTTGTTCTCGGTGGGAGACTCGGGGACAAATACTACGTCATCGATGCACATCAGGTGCGGACCATAGGCAACCTTGAAAAGATTGACTTGTTGTGCGACATGTTAGTTGAGTGGGGAATCCTAGAACTACAGAACGATCAACATTTCCCCACGTACTCCACAGTGACTCTCGTTGTTGAAGCTGTGGCTTATCAGGCTTCTCTTGCGGCTGACCTTCGTCGTGTCTTGTTAAACGAAAGAGGTCTAGGTAATCTGCATGTCCACGAAGTAAAAGGATTCCGGGGAGATAAAGTCGCGAGGTTCAGAGGTACTCTCGGTCTTTTGGAAAATAAAAAAGTTATTTTTAACAAATACAGGAAGTTCGATGCTCTTATAGATCAGCTAATTAACGTAGGGGCGACGTCTCATGATGATCTTCTCGACGCTTACACTTGGCTTATGACTTATCTTCAACGTCGCGGAAACTTCTCTGTTGAGTTCTAATGTCTTCTATTTACATCTCTGTCACAGCTTACAATCCACTAAGCCGCATTGAGACTCTTCTTGAAGTTTTAAAGGGTTATGAGACTCTTGATCTGGATAAAGAAATTGATATTACGATCGATCATGAACATGCTTATGACCTAGATGAGTTCTCATTAATAGTTGCCGGTAACACTAACTTAAAACGCGTAAGCTTTACTGTAGCGTCTCCAGAGTATGTAGGTTACTCACTTTGCTGGGCACACAAACCGTCTCTAGCTTACCAAGTTGTAAATAAAAAACATGATTATTACATGTACTCAGAAAATGATATTCTTTTTACTAAGAAACAATTTGATTACTGGATCGAATATAAAGATGTTTTAAAAGAAGAAAATCAAGAACCAGGTTTTTGTCGAGTCGAAAAAGTACAAGATAAATTTATTCCTTTTGACAACTACCGTCGCTGGAATTTAAGTGGTGTCACCCCAGATGTTTGGGGACCAATCGGATACAACTGCGGTTTTAAATTCCGTCCGGCTGAGTCCGGTGTGATTGGTTTTACAACACTAGGTAACCCATACGGTGGTTTTATGATCATGGATCAAGAAGACTCTGAAGAGTACATTCGCTCAGACAGCAGTCACCCTGTAAAAAGTCACGCAAAAATTGGTTTAAGAAACTGGCCGATTGCCGATCGATCATCAATGGGTTTGGCTTTTGAAAAACTGCTCCCAGGGCAAGAACATCGCCGAGCTATTCCTCTGATAAACGAAAATGGAAAAATTAAAATCCCTGAGTGCGCCTTAGTTCAGCACTTGGATAATAAGTACTCCTCTGCACTTTTAAAAAACTCTCCTATGATCGACACAGACACAATGTTTACATACTGACATGTTCTCTTACTCCGATGACACCATCACCCTGGGAGGTATCGAGTTTGACATGGCTATGCCGAGTATTTTTCCCGGCAGCACTGTGGACCACCCCAGTCACTACAACCAAGGTGATGTCGAGTGCATTGACGCAATGCTTGCTGCAGCTGGAAAAGATGCTGTACAAAACTTTTGTCACCTCTCTTGCATGAAGTATCTCTGGCGCTTTCAACACAAGAACGGAGTTGAAGATTTAAAAAAAGCTGATTGGTACTTAAAAAAGCTTATTGAGCTGAATAAGTTAGACTGACAGAAAGAATTCACAAATGGACATCCGCGCTTTCGGATCTGTATACGGGCAGACGCCCATACTGCCTTACGCAAGTGGGTTTGTTTGGGTGCCTTCGGACGGTCAAAAAACTTTTCCTACCTGCCGTTCTCTATTCGTCGAATCTAAAAGTACTCCTGGGACAGATGACGTTTATGTACGTCTAAACGACATGGGAGAAAATCAATTTATACATATTGAAAATGTTGATGGCAATATCGAGTTGCCTTTTGGGGCAGTTACACTAAGCGGAGGTTCTGTGAACGGCGTAGTCGTCCTTTACTAATAGGACTATGAATTTATTTAAGTGGACTGCATTAGGAGTCGGTAGTGTTGTTGCTGTAGCACACATTGGTGTGTTGGGGCACATTATCAAAGCAACGAAAGCTCCACAAGCTCCAGTTATAAATTTTCCCAGAGGAGATTATTCTTCTTACAAAGTCAAAGCAGATAAAGAAGGTTATACAGTCGAATACAAAGCAAACGATCCTACTGTTCTTGAGTCACAAAAATCTTTATCGCTAGATAAGGAAAAGAAAGGATTTTTCGGTGGTGGTAGTGAAAATCGTCACGAGTGGCGCAAAGACCAGTTCACTATGGACGGCACTAGGAACCTAGGAGGTGTCGTAGCAGATGGTGAGGGAAAGTCTGCAAAAGACATAGAGTGCATCGTGGCGGACGCTGGAGCACGGTCACAAGGTGCAATGGCCGGAACTAGTATTGCTGCTGGTGTTGGTGTTCCTGCTGTTATCGGTATCCCGTATGTTGGGTGGCTAGCTGCTGGATGGGTTTCACTATTAGGCGGAAAATTAGGTTCTGCTGCTGGATCTACCGTTGGTAGCATAGTTAATGACTGCTAAATAAAGATGAGTTTTACTGGTTACTCCGATATTTTTGCTGATCGTTACGGACGGTCTATTGCCGCCGCTGATAATCAAAGGCGTCGGGATCAAGAATCCACACAGCAATTCGCTGGGCAAGTTCAGTCAGACTTGAATCAAGAAGCCGGTGGCCCTGTTCCTCCAACAATGCCGGACGATGGGAGTAACCCGCAGTTTGATACTGGTATGGACGAGGAAGTAAACGAAAACGTAGAACGCACTAAAAATTACTTACTGGAAGTATCTAAGAAACGCTTGAATCAAGTAGCAGACGTCTAAGACTGAGGTAGCATATTGCTACTCGAATCGTTCTTCTGTGCTGATCGATTGCTTTCCTTATTTCAATGAAAAGGAGCTATTAGAACTTCGTATCAAAACTCTCTACGATCATGTAGATGGCTTCTTGATAACAGATGCTAATTATACGCACAGAGGGGAACCTAAAGAATTTACTTGCGTTAATACTCTCAGAGAGCTCGGGATTCCCGAAGACAAAGTGCAAGTGCTCCACGTTGAGTTACCTACGTACGAAGAAGCACCAGACCCCTGGGTCAGAGAAAGAGGACAGAGAGACGCTTTAAGTGTTGGTTTATTTCAGCTGCCAGGAGATACTTTTTTTATATGCTCCGATTGTGACGAAATAGCAAATCCGGAAAAGCTAGAAGAGGTAAAACAAGCTGTTCTAGATAACCCTGATAAGACAGTTCGTTTGAGTATGTCTATGCACTACGGACGAGCTGACCGACAGCTTCAATCACCACAAGAAGAAAAATTCGATTGGCGCTGTGGGGTAGTTAGTACGGTTGATGGTCTAAGGGAATTCGGAACTCTTTCTTCGTTACGAGCCACTACGAACAATTATTACGTAGGTGAACGTGATGCAGGGTGGCATTTTAGCTGGATGGGTGATGCAGATAAACGACGAACTAAGTTACGCTCCATCGCTGAGTATTACATCTGGGATAAACCTGAAGTACAGGAGTTGTGTGACGAATTCAAACCTGAAGAAGGCAACACAGACATGCTTGGTCGTCAGGATCATTTGTTGACTTCGTATCCAGTGGATAAACTTCCTGAAGGTGCCCTTAGAATAGAAAGAGTTAGAAAATACCTTTTACCTGATGGCTGACAAAATGCCTGCGGAGGTTTTGGCTAAGTTCCAAAAGGATCGCGACGAAAAAAAGGCTCCTAGTGGTGACGAGGTTAAGATGGAAAAACAGAAACGGGCTAAAGAAAAAGCTCGTTCCTTCAAAGAAAAGAAGTAATTTTTTAAATGGCAGCCTCACTTGACACGCGGAATAAGTTCGAGGAGATCTTAGAGGCTGCTCGGACTCAAGGTCGACAGAACCAAGCTGCAACCATGGTGGTGCTGAGCCACTTGCAGCAGATGACCCTCTTGATGATTAAAAAGGGGATCTCTTTTTACTGCGACCAAGACACTCTAAAAAGCAGAACAAGATTTCTGCACGATGTGATCGAGTTAAATCGGCTTGATATTCGTTTTCCAGCGATTATCCGAAACTTCCTAATTGATGGTTGTGGCCTGTTTTACTTCCGCCCAGATCAAAAACTTAAATATCAAATCTATTTCTTTAACAAAAATCAATATCGGGTCTTTCACGATCTGAATGGTCAAATTGAAGAAGTCGTAATTATTTACGATTACAAAGTAAAGAACGCCACCCTTGGTCTACCGAGCGATGTCTACGGACAAAACAAACGGTATGTTCGACTTTCGATTACAGCTGAGACAATCAGCGAAGTTGAGTCTGACTCAGAACTAAGTTTCGAAGTAGAACCAGGCCCAGGTATCAACGGCACTAAAGTTCGCGCAAATTCTCTTGGTTTTGTGCCCGCTGTTGAATGCTTAAACAAACCTAACGCCAGCGGCACAGAAGGAGAAGGTGATTTTGATCCGTTTATGGAGCAAATTGTGCTTCATAACGAGATGATCACCAACATCTCAAAGAATATTGAATTTTTTGGTAACCCTACTCTGATCTCCAGCCGACCACGGTCTGACCTGGTCGAAGCTGCTGATGCCGGAAGTGCTTTCCGTCCCACAATCAGTTCTCAAAGTGGGTTTGCTGGGAGAGATTCTCCTTCAACACGCGTTAGTGAACCATTCGGTTCAGCGATGGGAGGTGGCCTTCGTGTGCCTCGCATCATCGCTAACGTCGAACCTTCAGATCGTGTCGGCTACATGACGCCTGACCCGATTAGCGGTGACATGAACCGTTATGTTCTGTTGCTGAGAGAAGAAATCCGTACCGCTCTTGGCGGTGTGGACGAAATTTCAATCTCGGCAGGCGCAACTGCGACAGAAATTAAAGGTTTGATGGGTCGTGCCCAAGCCACGGCTCTTCGAAAAAACAAAAGTTTCCTTACTTACGGTTTTTGTCGTCTCTTAGAGATGATGATTTACCACCAGGAAATGATCTTCCGTGAGTCGTTTATTGCGGCCTCAGGATTAAAGGAACCTAAAGAACCAACTGAATTAACCGAAGACTCAACTGAAAAATATCAGAAAGCTTTACGTCGTTTTGACATGAAGCTCGACGAAGAAATTAAAAAAGCCTTAGAGAAAAACAAAGTTCCTCGCGGCGTTATTGGTTTACCAGAAGATGGAGACCGTAGCGTTTCATATCGCTTTATGGGCGATGTGTACGAAGATACGGCCTTTGACTTACAGCAAAAGTCAATCGTTGTAAGGAACATGCAAGAGGTTGGTGTTAATAGTGTTGAAGCTATTAAGTACCTATTCCCGGATAAGACTGAAGCCGAACGTGCCGAAATGTTGAAAGGATTCCCTTTCAGAATGGTTGGACAAACACAGTCGGCAATGCAGCAATTCCTGGTATTATTAAATCAGATGTATCAGTCTCCGCATCCTCTTGCGCCTGATCAACCCCTTGCGGCTGATCCTAGACTGAATATCACACCGCTCCTTTACAGGACGTTTGATCACCTTGCGGAAGAATTAACTTACTCGGGTAGCTATGAGCCAGCAGATCCAAGCTTCGACCCCGAGCCCGGTGTCCCCGGCGGCAGCCCCGGCGGTATACAACGACCAGGGCTCAACAACCGCCTTCCCGCAGTGGGTGGCACAAACGTCTACCCCGGCGGTAGCTTCGGTGCCTACAGCCCAAGCGCCACAGCAGGTGGCACCGGTTTCGGACCCTTCTATCAACGCCCCGTCCAGCCCGTCAACGTCGCAATCCTCCCCGAGCAACCCTTGGGAAGCAGCGATGGGGTCCCTGGAACGAGTGTTGGGCCAGATTCCATCCCCCAACCAGGCAGCACCATCACAGACCCTGGAAACACTGCAGGGTACAACACAGCTGAGTCAGCCTTCACAGGTCCAGCCTTGGGCCTACCAGCAGCAGGCTCCGCAGACATTGCCTACCAGCGCCTCACCGACCCAAACTTCCTCGCAGGCTTCTACGGAAACCAGCAACGGGGAACTCAGCGCCGCAAGCGTCGAGGTAATTAAACAGTTTGGTGTTGAAGCTCCTGGAATTCTGAATTCTTATGCTTGCGCTTTGGAGGACATGCTCCTTCAGCAGGCACAAAAGACCGATCAAATCACCGAAAGAGCCGGTGGTATGGAGCAAATCCTTACCAACCCTGATTTCTTGGCTGATTACACTGATCGTTTCTTTACTGAAGTGGTTCCTGTTGACATCGATAGCGATGTTCAAACTCAGGCTCCTCAGCAGTATCAGCAGAACTACGACATGCCTGCTCCTCCGGCTGCAACTGCCGGTCAACAGCAAGCTGCTCAACCACAGCAGCAGTGGGATGCCTTCGGCGACGCTATGAATCGTTCACCTGAGAACGCATGGCGTCATCTCGCACATATGAGCCCTGAAGCTCTGCGTTCTAAGCTCCTCTTTATGGAAGCTTCTTGACTTAAACCTTAAACCCTGTAACTTTATTAAGTGGAAGGGTTTAGGGGGCTCTGCCCAGGGAAAGACTCCTCGAAAGGGGGGTCTTTTTTCTGCTATCTTGATAAAAAAGAAGCTAATTATGAAGTCTTTACAAGCTAGTGGTCGAGATAAAAGCAAAGGGAAGGAGAAAAAACCTCGTGTAGGAGCATCCCCAGGCCCAGCCAAACAAACTGCGGCTGAACAAGAGGTATTTGACGAAAATGTTCAACTCTGATTCTCTTTAGTCACTATTTTTGTCAGATTTATGTTGCGTAGTCTTTTTTCGCTAGTTCTTGCCGCTGTCTTGTGGGTTCAAGTGCCTCAATGGGAAGCCGACTGGTCAAGATGCGCTGTTGATGTACCCGATGTCAGCTGTCATTGGTACGTAGTCGCACCAGATAACACTTTTGGCAAAGGTTTTGACTGGGCAACAGCACCGTGGTTTGATGTCAACGGCCTGCAAGACGTAAGCAAGTTAAAAAACACGATGCAAGTAATCCATCAAGAATCTTTGTCGGTTAGCTGAAGATCTTTACTTGTTTTTTCTTTAATTTTGTGGAGCACCGTAACTTCAAGGGTATTTAGTATTTTTATACCGGCGTAACCACCTACAAAAGCCACTGCAACGGCTTCTGTTTTACTTAATTTCATTCGCTCAGCTATCGCAGGGCTGACAAAAGTCGCAAGTAACCAGCCGACAGATAATGCTCTTAAAAAATGTGTTATGAACTCGCGTTTACTTCGTGGGTTGACTAAAGCTTCAGTCACGGTGCCTGCAATAGAGCTACCTGCTAGACCAGCATCAACTGCCATCATAGATGCAACTTTCTCTAGCATCTGACTATTAAGTATTAGTGCTATATGAATCTTAATCAGACTTAGAGTATAAAAAAAGCTCGGTAAATGACTTTTGCTGCTCTTACAAACTGGAAATACGACAAATCGTTATATCACAACATCCAGTCAGGACCTCAGCGAACTGGATCTAACTTAAATCTCACAGATACTTACTTACTTACGTCAAGTGGGTACGTTTACGCAAGTGGGCAACAACAAACCTTTGTCGCTTTGCACGATCAAGGAGCAAACTTTGGAATAGTCACTCCTGGGCCACCAAATAGTTCTGGTTACTTCACTACTGACTGGAGAGCTGTGCCCACGGCTGTGTCAGGCTACTGGACCGATTATCAAAACACTTATCCTCATTCATCGGGACTTTTAACTGTTTACAACGGATTTAGACGTCAAGGTTTAATTAATACTGCTAACAGCACTGTACAAACTGCTTTTGGGCCTGAACCTGGTCTAAAAGACATTGGACCTTACATTTCCTACGGAAGAAACCTTCCAGATAATCAATTTTATGGTCCGTTTGAGACACCTGAAGGAAATACAGCAGCGCAAGGTAGTACAGGTGGACCTGTCGCTTACCCTCTCTCGCAATTCCCTCTTTTAACTAACCCGACACAAGGCGTAACCGGATCTAGGGCTGATTGGGTTTATAACACTCCTGTGTACTGCAAGGTGTGGACAGAATCGACGACGTCAAGAGTTCCTCCAGGCGAAACAGCTGACAATACGAATCCAATCGTAAGAGGTAGTTATAGAGGTAGATCTTCTCGGTATGTTCCAAATTACGGTGGAATCTATGGAGTACTAGGAGAAGGTGTTAGAGGCATGATCCGCACCTTTAGTTCTACAGTTAATAGTTCTAACCAAAAAGGTATTTAACGCTAAAAACGAGACGTCAGCTATGTAGACATAGTTGATAAAAGGCTAAGATTATTTTGTAGTTTCTTGTGGACACTTATCGATGTTTATCGATAATGATTTCCCCAAGATTCTTGGTGCGGAACTGTATCGTCCCCATCCTGCTTATATCGTTGAAATGGCTGCCGAACCGGTGGTCGTTCATGATTTTTCTAAGCAGCCTGGTCAGACTGTTCAGCTCGATCGTTATCGTTTCTTCGGTAACCCAGGCTCCAAGGAATCTCGGGAACGTACTGCAGAGCAGACCATTGGTACTGCTAACAGCCGTAACATCGTCAAGGACAAAGTCCTGGTGACTCTTAAGGAGTACACCGGACCTGCGGACCCTAACGATCCAACTCAGCCTTCTACTTTCAAGATTGCTCGGGAAACCCTTATCACTGCGCAGCGACTGCTGCTTGATACAGGCAACCTGACCACCTTCCATCAGTCAATCGGCAGTCTGACCCTGCTCGATGACTATCGTCGGTGGCGCGATCGGGTGTTCATTAATGAACTCCTTAAAGCTGTTTCTAAGGGACAAAGTTCTGATTCCCAGGGTGGTTATTACTTCCCAGGTGATCTAGCAACTGGTGCCCTTACCTACACCAACGCCGAACAAGCTAAGTTCGACGTCAAGGACGACCTCCTCCGTGTGGTCAAGTCCCTCCGTAAGCGCAACACGCCGACCTACCAGGACGGTTTCTATCGCTGCGTTTGCGATCCTACATTCCTGATGCACCTGCGTCAGAACTCTGACTTCCGTGAGGTCGCTCGTTACCCAGGTAACGGACAGATCAACCCGCTGATGTCGGCTATGCAGCCGAACGCCAGCATCTACATGGGTCAGGGCTTCGGCCAAGCTACGTTTGTGGCTGGCGAACCGATCATGCCAACTGGCTTCGTCTTTGAAGGCGTGCGATTCTTCGAATCCACCAACATGCCTTCCCAGACCCAGAGTGCAACGATCGCAGGTGCGACTGCAGATACCAAGGCTGCCATCGGCATGTTCTTCGGTCCTCAGTCTGTTGGTGTGGGCATCGGCGGTAACAACGCTCAGGTGCTTCTCAACAACAATGACGACTTCAGCCGTTTCATCATGATGATTTGGAGCCTCTATGCAGGTTTCGAACTTCTGAACGCTGATTTCGCCACAATTGCTTACTCCTTTGACGCCTGAGGAGGAAATTAAACAGTGATTAACGCTAATCAGTTACACGTTGCCAAGATTTATCCTGGTAACTACACGAATGTTCTTCGTTACTGGCACGAAGTAAAATCCATTGCATCTCAGAATGCAAATGGTGTTGACACGACCATGACGGGTCAGCCCGTTGGTGGTCCTGTCGGTGTTGTGTTCCAGCCTGGCTGGATTGCACAGCAGGCAGTTGGTTATGTCGACATGAGCTACCAAGCTCTTGGCACTAACAACCAGCTTGCCTACTATGCGCAACCTTATGGCTCAGGTCAGAACGCTTCTCAGCAGCCTTTCCTGAACGCCAACGTTATCGTTCCTTCACCCGACTTCCACAAAGATGTCCGGGCTGACATTACCGATGGCATTAAAGTCCCTGCAACAGCCTACGTTTATCGCGCTTCTCTGCGCCTTAGCGGTGGCGACATCGTTAGCAGCGGCGTTGCTGGATCTGATTCTACTCCTGAACTAACCCTCGTTCCCGCTGTGGGCGAAGGTCTTAAGGATGACGGCACTGTCGTCTCCGGTCAGTTCGGTGCAACCATTACTGGTGCTAACAGCGCTATCGCTAACGGTAGTGTTGCTTCCACGAACATCTTCGACTCCAGCAGCTGGGCTGCTTTGGGTTCTGAGACTACTTGGAAATTGTTCACCACTAATGATCAGAGTGCTTCTGGTCTTTACCAAGGCTCAGGTGTCTATGACCCCCGTGCCGGTGTCAACAAGTTGGCTGGTGATGACAAGGCTCTCGCTATCTGCGAAGTCTGCTGGATTATTCCTGATGAGCCACCCGAGCGCCAGGACGTTGCTCTGCAACCCGATGGCCTCACCGAATCTCAGGTGTACACCTCCACTTCTCCTTCCTGATATACTCAGCAAGCGAGGACCAAAGACCTTTCCTTCGGGAAGGGTCTTTTTTTTGTCTTTAACCACATATATTTATTTCTAAATTATTTACGTAACTAAAATATGAGTAACAAACGAATAGCACTATGTCTGATCTCACAGATCAAATGATTAAGTGCAGGCAGTGTGAGAAATGCGGTGCTAAGTGGATAAACGATCAGCTTTACTGGGCAACAGGCAAAAAAGGAAAGAACGATGATTTGGCAGGTTTAGTTTGCAACACGGTCAATTCACCGGAGTGCATTAACCCTGAAAAGGGTTCGGAAACTGGAGATACCTGGGAGAAAAGACTAGGCAAGCTAAAGCAGCTCTCCACGGTAATGGAGAAGGAATACGATATTAAGTGGGATTCAGGAAGCTCGGGTTCAGACTTTTAGAAACCAGAAGAACTCATAGGAATCATTAAGCCACCAGCTCTAGGGATTCTTGCTTGAACTCTTCCCTGAGCTTCCATAGCGTCGGTAAATATCTGCTTAGTTTCAGGGTGGTTTCCACCGTAAGCCGCTAAACGAAGATAGTTTTCGACATTAAACAACGGAGCAGAATCTAAAGCATCTTGAACTTCTCTAGGTCCTCGGGGCCAATCGTTTTGTTTAGCCGTTTCGTTATATAGCTCGACTGCAAACGGAATTAAATCAGCTCCACCTGTAACAAGTGATGCTGCAATACCACCACCTCCCACAATCGCTGCGTTCTTGAACCTTTGCACTGGATCAGGTTCAGGTGAGTTAAGTTCAAAACCAATAGCCTGTGCGTCTGCTGCACCAGCAAGTTTTTTAAGTGGAGTGTCGTAGTTAGACGCTATTTTCTTAACAAACTCGCCTGCTAATCTTTTAAGTGGTGACATAGTTTTTGCCCGATGGCACTATTTTAATCGATACTGGTTTAAGCTACTGCTCGTATAGTGACTGCCATGTCTACCAAATTTTTTGCTCCAAGCGGGATCAAGGTTACCGTTTTATCAATTCATGATGACGGCGAATACTACATGGTCCGTTCGGATACAAGCGGAAAAGTATTTTTTGCTCATAAGGACCAGATCGAAGAGTCAATCGATACAAAGTCTGAAACAACCGACACTGGCTCCAGAAATCGCCGTGGACGACGCAGCATTTCTAAAACTAAGGACCCAATCGTCGTAAAACCTCAGGTGCCTACGGATAACCGTGTCAACCTAAATACGTTGACTGCAGAAGGGCTGACACAGGTTCTTCCGGGAGTAGGTATCAAAACAGCTAAAGAAATTATTGAATTAAAGCAAGGTTTGCCCGGTGAGCGATTTACAAAGCTTGAACAACTTAAAACAGTAAAAAGAATCGACTGGGACGAAGTTTTTTCGACCGGAGAAGTTTACGTAGAATAAAAGCATATGTCAGGTAAATCGTGGCTCAGTTAACTCAAAACGAATTAGAGCAGATTCAGAGTTATCTAGCTCAACAAGGAGTAACCTTTAACGCCAACACAACTGACGCCACTAAGCGTGAGATTGTTTATGCGGCAATAAACCAAATCACCCGCAACCCTGCTCAGGTATTTGGCTATAAATTAGACGATTATAATTTCAGTCGTACTGCGTACCATCTTGCATACAACATAGCTACTGTTCCAGCAGGAGATTATGCAAGGCTTATTGAAGCGTGCAACAGTATTCCTAGTGAATTTTATAACGATAAAATTGTTCAGCAAATTGAGCGTTGTGAAGAAGCTGAACGATTTACTGAACTAGCGGACGGTAGAGCGACTAGTAGACAAGAAACTATTCTTGGAGACGTCAGTCGTTCAATCAATATTCAAGACAAACGCGAGACCGCAAGAATTTGGCGTGAGAACTATATGTATGAGTGTGATCGACTCGCTCAAATGCTTTACGTTCCTAACTACAGAGACCCCGTAGCTTCTCGCTACCGTTTTGAAAGATCAGGTGGTGAGTTTATCCAAGCAATTCCTGGACCTCCTGACGTATCACGATCTGACCGGTTATATTTCCAAGCAAATTGGCGCTAATGTGTAAGTATCAAATATAAAGTTCTGACGTGTCATCTTCTAGAGCTAAAGGATTAGCAAATGCCGTAACTACAGGTGCGTCTAATGCTCAAGTTTTTTTGGAAGGTCTGCAGCAGTTTTTAGGAAATAAAGGTGCTCGTCAGATCTTGGAGCAAGTAGCTCCTCCAAGGAGTGCTGTTCAAGACGTTATGCAGCAAACTGGTTCTTACGGAGCTGGAATGCGAGAACTTCCAGTTTTACCTCGCCGTTCTGTGAAACCAGAATTTGGAGGTGGAATGACACGCCGTCCCGAGCCTGGGATCCCCTCCGGTAATCCTTCTTTGGAAGGACTCACTCGAGGTCCAAGTTTTTCTACAAGGCCACCGACTGCAGAAGCTGGAAGAATTCCTCAAGGTCCTGCTCAAAATCTTCCTCCCGAACTGGAAAGGTTTGAAGCACTGCGCCAGATGAATCTGGATCTTCGAAATCCGACTGGTGCCGTCAACCCAAACACTGGAAAGGGTATGGGAGGTCAGTATTACAGCGGTAAAAGTTCATCACCTGCTGATCGCGATTTAGTTCGCGGCTCTTTCCAAGCAGATGCCGATCGTGATGTGATGGACATTATGGAAGCCGGACGCCGTAGTCAGCCTTCACAAGTTGCAGAAGGTCAAATGAATATTTTTGATGAGCAAATGCGCCCACGTGGAATCACCACTACTGATCTCAGCAAAGCAGACATTCGGAATGCGATCCTTGCTGGTGCTTTAGGAATTGCTGGCGGTGCCGGTGGCATGATGATGGGTGATGGTCAAGAGCAAGCTCCAGTAGGGACTTCTCTTCAAGATCGAATTGCAGCTCAGATTGAATCTGCTGCACCTCGTCAAATTGTTGAGCCCTCTAGCCAAGCTCAAGAAATTGAAGAATTTGTTGCCCGTCAGCCAATGGGTGAAGAGGCTGCTGCCATCGATGGTTTAATCAGCGACGTTTTACAAGCAGTGCAAAGTTCTGGCGCTGAAGCTACTGAAAGGGTCAAAGCTGCAGCACCTAGAGATCCTTCTACCTACAAAAATATCGGTGATTACTACGCTGACCGCCGTCGTTTTGTCGAGTCCATGCAGGGTGGAGAGTTTAAAGAAAACATGAAAGAAGCCGTAGCTGAGGAGTCACCTCAGATGACTCCTGAGAACATCATGGAGTTTGTGCAAAGCAATCCCACCCTTGCTTACGAACTAATGATGCGTGGACAAGGAGAGCGTCCTAACCCCATGCTGAGTGAGCAAACTTCCGAGCAAATTACTACTGAGACTGTTGGTAGTTCACTCGGTGACGACAATGTCGCTAATGCTTTGGGTCAAGCAAACGCTGCTGCTGACAACGTGCAAGCTGAGATGATGGGCGGAACGCTTGAAGGCGCTGCTCGAGCTCAGCAAAATAATGAAATTATTGATGCTTCTCGCCCAATCGTTCGTCCGCAACTACAACGCACAGAAACTTTCTTACAAGAAACTGTTCCTGGCGCACGTATGGCTGGATCTAACGAAGCGGTTGGAAGGCTTTTTAATCTGATCCGACAGTAAGTAGACCACTGCGTAAGCAGTTATCTGCAGTATTCTTGACTTAAACTGGTACCTAGTAGGAGTTAAACAGTGGCATCGACCTCGACTAACAAGCAACCAATGATGGTCGATCGTCCCTTTTTAAGGGGCGCAAAAATCACCAGTGCAACACCAACTGTTGATCCTGTAAATACTCAGTTTGCAAATTTAGTGCAGCTGGTACGAGTTGGCGATATCCCCTCTGAGGATGCGGCAATCGTTGAAGATATCTTCGTTGTTTCAAACGAAAGTTACCCAGATAACGGTGGTGTGCGTGCGGCTGCTTTTGGCATCTACATTTACGCACCGAACCAAGCTGCACCCTCAACTGCTGCTTCAATTCTGATTAACAAATTTACTGTTGGTCTTTCAGGAAGCACTGAAGGTTTAATTCAACGAGTGGAGCTGCCAAAAACTATCGCTCCTACACCTCAGGTGGGAGATACAGCTTTAGTTCGCCCAATCGAGCTAGGCGGTTCTGAAGCTTTGTATCTTGAAAAAGGATACGTTCTTGGAGTTGGGTATCTAGGTGATTCTGTCGTCGCGGTTTCAGGTGGTCTGAGTCCTTCTGGTATTTCCATCTGGGCGCAGGGTGGTTTCTATTGATCTGTGAGCAAACGTCGCAAGGGTTCTGATTTTTTTGGGTGGGATAACTTCGCACCCAAGAGTTCTCGGTTTGACTTTGGGGCAGTAAAAGGAGCTAATACCAAACGATCCTTAGACAGGCCAATGCCGTGGGATCAAAAATTTAGACCGGAACAAAATTTAAAAGATTTCAGTATCCTTTTTGATTACAACTACGCGTCTATGTGGACGCGGTGGAGGAGAGGATACGAACTGTTTATGTATACGAATCAAGCTTTGGTTGGCTTGAACTATACATTTCGTTATGCAATGAACGGACAATCAGGGTCTGGTGGCACAGAGATTCCTGGTTTGATGTACATGTACCCGTCTACTCAACAAGACATGGGTATGCGGATGGTAGTTATAAAACCACGCGATAGTATCAACCTTCTTGACTTAGGTTTATCTGTAAAGAGCGTTTTTAACTTTGACATCCTTAACAAAATTATTGGTGTTGAGTTAAGTAGTAACTTTGGTCCACCTGTGTCTGATATGACTGGGGAACTTGTATCGGATCGATTTAGAGCTGACGGTACTCCAAAAACGACATATAACAATTACACGGTTCTTGCAGTTGGTACTAAAGCTGGAGGTCCTCAGGTACCTACCGGTGCAGCAAACTTAGATACTCTGTTTCTCTCGGTAGACGCAGAGCGAAGTTTCACGACCATAAAAGATGAATCGTTTGCAGCACCAGCAGCGTCGAATCCGATAGTAGGTGAGTTCTTATCGAGTGCGATGAGATTTGGGTGTAACTGCCCGGACTATCTTGCAAGAGAGGATTTCAATCTTTACAAGTACGCTCAGAAAAAGACATACCCTTACACGGGGACACAAGATTTAAAACCTGGTACTTACGACGCAGGTACCGAAACATTTTCTGGTGAAAGGCCAACAAACACAAGAGACCTACCTGGATTTGTTAGAGATTTTGGTTTTATTTACACCAAGGTTCTTTTAGGAGCACCTCAAGGAACGGACAGCAAGCAGTCGTCCTACTCAGATCCAAATCTTTTATTCTTTCAGCCGAGATTCTGTAAACATATTTATGCCTCGTGGTGGGATATGCAAAACCGATTTGGGAATTATTCATATCTCAAATCCTTTCTAGCTCAGCCTACTGACGAACCTATGGACGGAAGGTACAGAGAGTACTTTCAACGTACCTTGGAAAAACAGACTCAGTTTCTTCAAACAGCTGAAAGCTTGAACTGGTGGGAATCTTATTCACCAGCTAGGTCAGACGTTCCGAATCATGTGCTTTATTCGGACATGAACCCGACGATGGTCAAAGTCCTTAACTTTGACACTCTCGCATCTGGGGTTTCAATCCCTCTAGTGCCAAGTGGATTCGTGATGTTCGACATCGACGAATTTAACCCTTTACAGCCTGTTCCTCCAGAAGCGCGACCAATTTTTGATGGTGGTATATATCAAAACGGTTCACCTAGTGGTGTTAGCGGAACAATTATTTATGATGGAGGACAGTATTTGAACGGCTCTCCACTGCCTCCTTTATTCAGCCCTATCGTGAACGGAGGTACATACTAATATGACTACCACACCGGTTACCCTCTTATCCAAACGTTCTGGTAATGCTTCCGACCGTCCTTTAGTTACGACGGTCCAAGCAGGTGAACTAGCTATAAACTTTGCTGCTGCCGAAAATGGTCTTTATTTCAAAGATTCTTTAGGTGATATTCGCAAGGTCACTGGGGTTCATTACGGTAGTGCTGCCCCTAATAGTTCTGCCGCTGGTGAGACTGGTAATTCTGTAGGGGAGCTCTGGCTTGAAGATGGGACTAATAACTTTCTAAGAGTGTGGGACGGATCTACATTTATAAAGATCGGTGCTGCTTTTGCTGACGTTGCAGGGACTGCCACGGTATCTATCGCTTCAGGAGCGATTTTTGCTAACAGTGCTTTAGTAGCTTCTGGATCGTTTGGATCGATAACCGCTTCTGGAGCTTTAGGAACTCCAATTGCCTCAGGGTCTCTTGGGTCTGTCCTTGCTTCGGGCGTAGGTATTGCTCTGATTAGTGGTGCTTTCCCCGCAGTACCTCCCTCAGGAAGTTTTGGGTACAGAGTCGATCCGCCAAGCGGTTTGTACGTCTCTTTCGGCGGAGGATGGGTTCCAGCTGCTTAACGAAGGCACGCCTTCATTTTTCCGGCTGCGTCGAAAAGATTACCAACAATTTCTGCGACACAAACTTCGATGTCGGGAGCGCCTACTTCTCTGGCAGTGTCATAAAGATCTTTGCCTTTAAAACCGCAGTCCTCAAGATTTCGAATGTATGTAACCATGCTCTCGCGAGCATCGTAGGATTTTGTAGTCTTAAAACTCTTGTAGGAACCCATGAGTCCTTTTTGACACATCGGCATCAAGTAGTCCATGCTTCGAACTTTTTCTGCAATTCGATTGAAATCACATAAATGTTGTTTGTACTCTTCTTTTAAAAATTCACTGACAGTCAGGTGATTGGCACCTTCAATATTTAGTGAAATCAAGTTTGCTTGAATATTTAAGTGATAAAGATAAGAAGCCATTTCAACCATCCGATAAATCAGATTGTCTACGTTGGCTTCTTTCTTTACGACGATCTCCTCTACTACAACTTCCTCCGTGGGAGCGGTTAGAGCTTCTTGGAAAACTTGTTGCAGATTAGAGGAAGTCATTTATCTCAAAACGTACAGGTACCGGTGCTGCACGTAGAAGTTTCACTTTCTACTGTAGCTTCTTCGTTTACATCTTTCTGATTAGCTTGGCTCTTGAGGTACTCCTGTAGAGCGTCACGATTGATTCGGAAGAGGGATTTAACACCATTGGGCTGAAGGTTTACGTAAGTGCTCTTAGGCCAACCACCTGGTTGACGTGACTCAGTGAGAGAGATGCGCTTACGAACAAATCCAGCTGAGCAGTTGAGCAGCTCAGCAGTTTGCGCAATTGTGAGCAGCTTCTGGGATTCCATGCGAAACAGGTTTTGAGTGCTTTTAACAGCATGAGATTAGCAGGGATAAAGACAATAGCAATACGAAAACTGATTTACTATTTGTCTTAATGTTCTACAGGCGTTATGATTTGTTAAGGTTGATTTGACAGTAACTAATGGCACAAGTCCGATTAGCTGGCGAAGTTTTCTCGGGATATAACAAACCCAAGCGTGATGTGCAAGGGGGTAAACAATTCTCTGTAGCAGCTAAAGAAGGAGACAAGGTTCGTTTAGTCCGCTTCGGCGACGCGAACATGGAAAACAAGAGTGACAACCCTGAGAGACGTAAAAACTTTCGTGCTAGACACAGCTGTGACGAGAAAAAGTCAAAGCTTTCAGCAGGATACTGGTCATGTAAGAAATGGTAAGCATCTAGTTATACCTTTTCAGTATCTATTCCTAAGTAGACTGAACTCAGAGACAGACTTCTGATGAACGGCTCTGAGCATGTCAACGTTAGTCTCACACTGGAAGATGAGTTCACCCTTACTCGTATTAAAAATGCCGCCTATGACCTTAAAGGAAGAGACAGAGAGCAGTATCTCTGGAATCGAATTGTCAGATTAGTCTGCCGAGAAAGAGCTTTTAAATTTATTGTCGACGAACTTGGTGTGGTTGTTGACCCTAATATAAGTGTGTTCGAAGAAATAGAAGATTGAAGATCTCCTTCTCACTTTTATTTTTATCAAGTATTTTCCTTCCGGTTAGCGTGATGGCTCAGACACTGACTCAGCAACAAATAAGAGTTCTTGCAGAGAAAGCTGGTTTTTCTTCTCAAAACTCGAATACGATTGCTGCCGTCTGTAAATCTGAATCTGCTGGATTTGCCGGAGCTCATAACCCCAACGCTTCAATGGGTGACAACTCCTACGGGCTTTGCCAGATCAACATGCTGGGGGCTATGGGACCGGAGCGTCGTGCTAAATTTGGAATCTCAAGCAATGAAGAGCTTAAAGATCCTCTTACTAATTTAAAAGCAGCTAAGAGAGTATTTGATGAAGAAGGATTTGGAGCTTGGTCAGATTACACAAATAAAAGATATGAAGACCATCTTCCCTCAGGTCCAGCCATGAATCAAAGCAATGCTCCAGCAAGCGACAAGGCAATGGCAGCGTTAGGCCAAAATGCTCCAGCTGAATTAGTAAATTTAGTAGCTGCTAGAAAAAATCTTGAAACAGCATCTGATAACAGCTATGACAACACAAGCTCTAATGGAAGTTCAAATTTACCTCAGGCACAACCGGGTCGCGAAGTAAATGGTGCCCTTGGAAAATTAAACGAAGCTTCAAGTGCTTTGAACCAAACAGCTTCCCCCGTGGCTGAAGATCAAATGCGTGCAGCAATCTTACAGATGTTCCAACAAGCTAGCGCTGGGTTGAGCGAGGAACAAAAAAATACAATTACAGGAGCAGATAAACCTAAGGATGATACGTCAGTACAAGCTGATCTACTAAAAAAACTTTTTCAACAAAGCATGAAGTCAGCACAGGAAGCTGAAGATCAACGTATTTTTGAATCATTCATGAACAAGTCGAAAGGAGCTATAAACAATGCAGTTCAGTACAAGATGGGTAAATCAGTGCTTTGAAAAAAGGTATAATTTAATTAAAGGTCTCGGATAAAAATGAGTACGCCAATCCTCTCTAACGGACAGATGTACTTTGGTGATGCTGGTACTCCTAGCTACACGATGGGTAGTGATTTCACTGGAGGGTTTGACTTTAATAATACTGGTGGCTTTTCGCTTCCTGACTTGATGAATAGTGATCTTACCGGATACGGTGGGAATGCTCCTACCTTCCCGGTTAAACCAGGTTCTATCAATTTTGGATCTAGCGAGAGTGGTCCACAAAATAATCTAAATAATATTTTAGGTTTTTTAAACACTGACGAAGTTAAAGGGGGGATCAGAGCTCTTTTTTCTTCCGGAGATGGCAATCCTTATCCTGGGTTCGATAACGAACTGACAGAAGAGACTGTTCAGCGTATTGGTGCTGAAACAGAACTTCGTCTAAATGATTTAAGGAATACCTTAAATGATATTGCTTATCTGACAGGTAAAAGCACACCTGAGTTTGTCTCCGAAACAGACGCTAGGTACGCAGGTTATTTAGAACCAGCATCACAGCGTGGTTATGACTATCTCTTTAACAGGCCAGCTCAATTTCAAGAAACAATCGCAGGGGATAGTGACAAAGTCAGGGGCTCAATCGATGATTATTTAGAGTCTTACAGCAACCTGAACCGTAAAACGTTCATGGATCAAGCTGAGAACCCAACTACAGTCTCTATCGACCCCTCGGTTTACGACAAGCAAATTAATAAGTATATGGACAAAGCAAATATGAGCAGAATGTATGATTATGGTGATCCCCAGTCGCAAGAATTTATTCAAGGAGCTGGTGCTCCTGGGACTAAATATGATCGCCAACGCATGGCTGGTTTCTTTGCAAACGATCCTGGTGTACAACAGTTAATGAGTTACTCATCTTATTAATGAGTCTCTTTAGATCTGATATAGAAAGAAAAGCCAACCGGTACACATACCGGAAAGATAGCCACGTAGATAAAAATCCTAGTTTTCGTTTAGCCGGTCGTATATTTCAAGAATCTGATGTTCGCACCGAAAAACGTAAAGAGGAAAGATCTTCTTTACAGCGTAGCCGTCCAGTAGGTTACGGTTTCGCTAATAAAGATGAGTACGGTCCTGACAATGACTGGGATTCAAAAGATTCACTTAGACGTATACACGACCGAGATCACTATATAGTCGGTGGAAATCTTGGACTCTCTGCTCCCAGTTACTAACTGACGGCATATAAAAAACAAAACCAAATACTTTGGAATTTAGTACTGGCTCAAATTCTTTTGTGTCTTTAAGTAAGCGAGGATGTTCTTTTAAAACGCACATAGGAAGATCTATATTTAATTTTTGAGTGACAATAAGTGCAACCTCAGTAGACGTGATAAACACTATACCTTCGTCAAACTCTTTCTTGATCCATTTTTTATAAGCAGTTTCAAGCCAAACTCGTTGATTTGATTTTTTAAAATACTTTGATTTTTCGAATAATTTGCTTGATTTTGGTTGTTCGCTACCTAGAGCGATATCTCTAGGAGGATATAAATAAATATTTTTAGCTTTCCACTCTTGTTTTAGTCCGTTATCTTTCCAATCGAAGAAGCGTGTAGCTTGAACAACAACGTTGGCATCACTACTCGAAGCAGGATCTAAGAATATTTCACCACCTAAAAATGCTGTGGTCGTTGCGACTAAGTCAAGAGGTGAAACAAAGTCAAAGGAAGCAAGTACCACTACTCACTTTCTTCAGTAGCCAACATTAATCTCATTTGACTAATCAAACCAGAGCATCCTGTACCATCCCAGATAACATCGTAGAAGAAATGACCTGCTCCTACCTTGTTTTTCTTGACAGTAATTGACTTTACTGTTCCAACTCCTCTGTCTTTGCTTGTTTTGACTTTTTTCTGAGCGTTCAAGCTTATAAAGAGTCTTCCCGCGTGATGGTGTTCTGTTACTCGATCTCCTTCTTTGAATTTGGGAACAGCAGGGGGTCTTTTTTGAACCATATTTAAAAGATCAATCCGTTAGTTGCTGAATCGATTTGTTCGTTTGCATGCTCTGGGTCAAGACGCATAAGCTCTAATCGCTCTTCTTCGTAAAAGGCAACAAGAGCAAGATCACACTCATCTTCTTTTTCAACAAATTTTATAATTTTTTTGAACATGTCTTCCATGAAACTGTTCATGGCTTCTTGAGCAATAGCTACATCCGTTTCTAGATCATTAATGGTCACGTACTTACTAGTGTTCGGATCACCAGGGTTAAAAACTAAAATTCCTTTTCCTCTGTACTTTCGGTTTTCATGGTAAAGAGTGATCATGTCACTAATGATGCTTCTGAAAACCCCAGCACTGAGCTTTCGCTCAGCCTCAGATCCCTGAGAAACCATTTGACGTAATCGATTTACAGCGTCATTAGTCATATTTGAAATTGCTCCAAGCGGCCTGCAGGATTTCATAAGGATCATACAGAAATTTAGAGCTGTTTTTTTCTAGTGGATCAAGCTTGCAGAAATGTTTACCTTCTACTAAACCAGAAGACCCACCTGAAGAAATTCCTTGAAAAATTAGTTTGTCGATAGCTACTGTGGGCACACCCATTCTCTGAGCGATAGTTTTTCGATTTACAAAAGCAGATGTTCTGCGTGTTTTTGTATTAGCAATCATCTGAAGAGAAACATCGATGCTGCTGAGTAAATCTGAAATTGATTTAATTTCTTTTTTTAAAGATTCCATAATCATGGCAATAGGAAGGATCCTCTCGACCACCTGACGTCAGGTAATCAGAGCGACTTACGTGAGGGCGGAAAACGGTAAAACGCTACCTCAACCTTCCATGGACACAGTGCCGTTTCTTACGCTGTGACCAGGGTCAGTCTAGTAGTGCTTGTACCTCTTTATGGAAGGTCGGAGCGTCCTCAATGAGTAACTGGATAAGCTTATCTAGCCTTCCAGAGACGTCAAGGCTTTTTGTGCTGTTCAGAATCATCCAATATTTGTGTGCGTTCAGTAAGTAGTATTGTGACTGTTTAGCTTTTAAAGCTTGACATCGCCATTTTTCAAAATCGAAAGTCGACTTATACCTGCTGCTACCCATCGCACACTCAGACTGCCGGATATCAATCTGTAAATCGATATCAACGATGGTGTACTCAATCGATGAAATTTTTGCTGTGCAGTCTTGAATAGAAATTGGAGGTTCGTTATCGCTGTATATCCAAGGCGGAAGATTTGGAATGATATATTCCTCAGCCCAAAGATTAGGTTTAAGCTGCTTGGTTTCCCCAGTAGAAGGACTCGAGAATGTCTTCGATGTACTGGTTGAAATCGCCATTAGTGCAATAGAGAGTGTGGTGTTCAAATCGGGTACGGATGACTAAGTCAAGCTTGCGAAGTTTTTTTAGCTGCTCCCTAGTAGTTGCCTGAGACTGACCCAAAGCCTCAGATAATTCGTTTACGTCTACCGGTTGAAGAGACTGTAACTCAAAAACTAAAAAGCGCAGCTTTTGTATTTGGTTATATCTTTTTTTATTCTTTGAATCGATCTCTCTGACAGCTCTATAGAGAGCTTCTCTTGCAGCAATTGCTTGATTGTCCCTGTAGACACCTTTTTTAGGACCAGAACCTCTAGAAATTTCTTGGCTTGATCGGTTAGAGGAGTTCTCGGAGATGAAGTCAGACATAGATGGTAAGGATTGATACACTTTGAATTTGAGCAACTGGAGCGCACAGAGTGCTCCTTTTGCACTGGTTTATTCCAGAATTGCGTAAAGATACTTCTACGCGTCGTAGTGTAGAAAGAATCGTCAGGTCCTCGAAGCTTCCCTCCGTCGCCGGGAAACTCTAAGCATCGCTCTGGGTCTATGCATGCTCGGTTTTGGTTGAACCAAGCCCAAAATCGATCGTGCTGAGTCTTAGCACTAAGGATTTCGGATCTACATGCCTCACAAGCGTGTACTCCGTCAAAAGGAAGCTCAACTCTTTCATGAGTCGCAAGGGTCAATCGAAAGGGCTCTGACCTGCCGCACCTACACCTCCAGGTAACACATCCAGAAAAGTAAAGGACATCCCAGTGTCCACGGCTTTTTACCAGTAACGGAGTCTCTGTGGGCTCAGGAGGTTCGAAAGGCTCCAAAAGCCCGAACAGCGCAGCTGCTCGAACGTTTCTTGTGTTCATAGGCGTGTTGTTGTTTTTATAAACCGAGTGTAGCGCACACAAGTCATGGTTTGTGCAGTATCAACAGATTTTCTAAGTAATCTAACTTTCTTCTTGAGAGTCAGTTTCTGAAGAAAACGGCGGTTTTTTACAGACGTGTATCTAGTTTTGCCCCAGCGAAAATCAGTCCAAATACCCCTTGTAACCCTATTTTATTTATCTATACGTTTATATAAATAACTAATTAGACGACAATTACTGAAAATAAAAGCTCTAATAAGGTTTCATTTTGCAAGCACTGTTTCAGACCTCCTGTGGGCAGCAGAACAAGTTACAATCGTATACAATGTTAAAAAGAACTTGGTAATTATGAAACTCACTCCTGCTCCTGATGCTCCGCCTAGCTCTTGGGAATCACTTCGAAGACAAGCTGATCTCTTAGGTATACCAGCTTGGAAGCTCGCAGAAGATGCTGCTCGTCATACAGATTCTGAAAAACTAACTTTTTTAGACAGAGTAAATAAACAGTAGAATTTAATTTCTACAAATACTCAGATAGACTGTTATAAGGAGGTGGACTATTTAAATGCCTGAACGTAATAGCCCTGCGTGTCCACTTCACGGCGTTTTACCCAGGGCACGTGCACCGCACAACTTCTTCGGAATTGTGTCGGTAGTCGATAACCTCATCGAAACCATCAGCGGCGTGGGAACTACTAGCTACACCAGATGTCCTTATGGATACCCACCTAACTTCGAAGGTGTAGTAAGGGCACTCGAAGATTTAAACTCCACTGCTAGTGGTATCGAAGCTACTGGAGGATTACTAGTCCCTGGTTCTGGGATCAGTATTACGACGAGTGGTTTATACAGCATCATTGCAAGTCTCATTACCCAGTCTTTTCCGGGGTCTGGTGTACTTGGTGTTCCTAGTGGACAAGGAACTCTCTTTGACGTAAATATTCAAGGATTAGGAAATAACGATGTTGAGTACGACGGAAAACTAATTCAAGTTTCTGGCACTAACGAAGGTGCTGTTGCTGTTGTTAGTGGACTTGTAGGTGGTGACGGAATTACTGTTACGGCTAGTGGTTCAACTGCTGTTGTCAGCACTGACCTTATTGGTCAAGGATCAGTCGATTTCTCCTACAACGGTGCTCGGGTTGGAGTAATTTCTGGAACTTCTCAACAACTTCTTGTTGCTGGATCTGGAACAAGTGTCAGCCAGAGTGGAGACTTCCAGGTTGTTGATATCGGAATTATTGGGGACACCGGTATTGGTGCTAGTTACTCCGGATCGTTTGTCTCTCTCGAAAGTCTGTTAGTTGCTGGTTCTGGTTCTGCTGTAAGAACAAGCGGCGATTATCAACAGATCGACGTTGGATCTCTACCAGGAACCAACGTAACAATCGGTTACTCGGGATCCTTTATTAAGTACAACAGCACTGCTGAAGCAGGTGCCGCTGTGGTTACGATTTCGGGTGACCCTGGAAGTAACTTCGTCGGCGGTTCTCTTTGGTTCGACACTAACGAAGGTCGCCTCTTCGTTTATGCGTCTGGAAATAACGTTACCAAACCTGATTGGTATATCGCTAACGCTGAAGCTTTAGCAATTAAGAGCGAAGTTCCTCCTTCTGGCACAGGCGGACTCAACGCTCCTCCAAGAGATGGAACCATTTGGTTCAACAATCTCATGGGTTCACTGTTCGTTTACGACGCTGCTACAAGCGGTTGGTACGAATCAGCTCCTTCCCGTACTCCTTCTTACGGAGATGTGCCTCCTGTTAATGCAGTAACAGGCGCTCAGTGGACTGATTCCCGTAACAATGTCATTCACGTTTGGGATGGCTCTGCTTGGGATAACGTCATTGCGAGCGGCAATTCTCCAGGTATGTCTCAAGGTGACGTTATTGGTCTAATCATGGGTCTGAGCTAATATTCTCAGATAATTCCTCTAAAGATGACAAAACCTAGGACTGAAAATCAAATCGAAGCAAAACCAAAACGTACTAAACAGGGCAATGGGCGTCACTCGAAACCTTCGCACGGGCGTAAGCCCTATAAAGGTCAAGGCAAGTAAACTTATATAAGAATCTGGTAGAAACGTGCTCTTATCTTTTCGTGCTGGTGAAAACATCGCTCTAGGTGATGCAGTAGCTGTAGATATGAGCACTTCTGGCTATATCCGTACAGCTAGATCCTCTGGAGACCTCGATGAAGCAAACACGATTGGTGTTTCTGTCGACGATGTGAGTACTGGGACACTTTGCCGTGTGGTTACCGACGCACAAGCAGTTGTTTATTCGGGTTTGATTCCTGGTACTAGATATTTTGTGAGTGCAAGCGGGGGAAAAGTCGTTGATTACCCAACCTATGTAGCTGGTTTCGATCAGTTGGGAGCTTCTGGAGCTTATTTAGTAGAACTAGGAACAGCAATTAGTACTGGTTCACTTAGAATTTGTCCTCAACAACCTCGATACGTTGTTAGTGGATACCTTTGAAAAAGTGTAGAATAAAGCGTAAGTATCTGGTTGTGATCGGTGCCGAACAGATCGATATTCAACCGCAATTACACAAGTTATCAAGCTGACGGTACAACTGTATACCTAGCTAATGGTCAGGGAGTTGTCACAAACCCTGCTCCTGAGGCTACTTTGACAGCTGGCGCTAACTTAATTGCGGGAGATATGGTTTCCGCTAGTGGTGCTTTTGCAGTACCTGCTATCGCTCTTAGTGGTGTAAACGCTTATCAGTTTTCTCCAATTGGTTTTGCCGGAGAAGCGGCAACCCAAGGTTCAGACGTTGTGGTAAATCTAGATGGAGTGATTGGCTTAACTTCAGCAAATATCACTGCAGACACAGCTCTTATTCCCGGAGAATATTATTATTTATCTAAATTTGAAGGAGAAGTTGTAAGGTTCACCACAACTTCGGGGACTGTCACAGGTTCCGGATCTAATGCATATCAAGCTGCGACAAGTGTTGGGCTAGCTATTACATCTACACAACTAAGTGTGGAAATTTCTCCACCAGTTCTTCTTTATACTGGAGGGTAAAGAGTTAAATCATGGTAGTCCGCAGGCCGGTAGTTTTAGTTAGCGGTGCTCTCGCCGAGCTACCTTTTGGTGACAGTATTATCACCTCTGCTTCTGGCGGTCTTCTTACCGCAGGCAGTGGTTTAGTAGGTGGCGGTAATACAGATTCCACTATTCGTTTAGATGTAGCTTTTACAGCTCAACCAAGTGGTCTTATTTATGTAGGAAACGAGATTTCCGTCGATGGTGTTGCGCTTAAACGTTCTACAGACGCATTGGCCTCAGGCAATGCTGCTTTATTAGATTCTACGAATGCATTAGCCTCCGGAAATGCAGCTTTATCTAATGCAGCCGTAGCTTTATCTTCTGGTAATGCTGGTCTAACAGAGGCTGCTATTGCGATTGCCTCTGGAAATGCAGCTTTAGAAGTTGCTGAGACAGCACTAAGTTCTGGTAATTCTTCTCTTCAGCTTGGCGAATACGCACTTGCTTCAGGAAATGCTGCCTTAGCAGACGCTGCTACTTCTCTTGCTTCTGGTAACGCGGCACTGCTTTTATCTGAAGAAGCACTTGCTTCAGGTAACGCAGCATTAATCACCAACGTTCGTGCGCTTGCCTCAGGTAATGCAGCCCTGGAAGACGCTAGTACAGCGTTGGCCTCTGGAAACGCAGGTCTTGCAGATGCTGTGGCAGCCGTTGTCTCTGGCAACGCATCGCTGACAGTTTCTGTCTCAGCTTTAGCTTCTGGTAATGCCGCATTAACAGATTCTGAGCAAGCTTTATCTTCTGGTATTGCTGCCGTTTCCCTAGCAAATTCAGCTCTTGCCTCTGGTAATGCGGGCTTAGCTGATTCTGCTGTTGCTCTTGCTTCAGGAAATGCTGCCCTCGTCGACTCCGCTGTCGCTCTTGCTTCAGGCAATGCAGCAGTCGTTCTTTCAAACACAGCTTTAGCTTCTGGTCAGGCTTCTCTAAACCTGGCAAACGTCGCACTTGCGTCGGGTAATGCAGCTGTAGCTGTAGCTGAATCCGCTGCTGTATCTGGTAACGCGTCGATCAGTGTTTCTTTAAACGCACTTGCCTCTGGTAATGCTGGTCTGGCTGTAGCAGTACAAGCACAAGCTTCTGGTAATGCTGCTCTCGAAGATCTAGCAGGAGCTGCTGCTTCCGGTAACGCAGGTATCGCTCTTGCACTTGCAGCTCAAGCTTCCGGCAATGCAGCAATTTCAGACGGGATCGTTGCTTTAGCTTCCGGTAACGCTGGTTTAGTTCTTGCTGCTGCCGCTGCTGCATCTGGTAACGCCGCAATCAGCGATTCAGCTATTGCTCAAGCTTCTGGCAACGCTGCCCTTGTGGTAGCTAATACTTCTCTAGCTTCAGGTAACGCAGCATTATCAGTTTCTAGTACTGCACTAGCTTCTGGTAATGCTGGTTTGGTAATCGTGCCTGTAGCTCAAGCTTCTGGCAATGCCGCTCTCGCAGCTTACGCGGCGAACCCAGGCTTAAGTCAGGGCGCTGCAATCGGCTTAATTATCGCGCTTTCGTAAAATGACTCTGCGTAGAGGTCTCGTTTATTCCGGCGGTTTTATTGCCGAAAGCCATGACGATGACGTCATCCCAATTACTGGTGACTTAATCGCAGGTAGCGGCCTCGGTGGTCGTATTTTTACGCTCGGTCTAGCTAATTTTGTTCAAACTGATTTACCTGTAAATCCTTCGGGACTTTTATACACAGCTGACGGAAAACTAGGACTTGATGGTGTTGACTTAACTTTAGGTCTCACTGCAATTGCTTCCGGTAGTGCCGCTGTTTCTCTTGCAGTTACTGCCTTAGCTTCTGGAGAAGGAGCAGTTATCGAAGCTGCCGAAGCTCAGGCTTCAGGTAACGCTTCTATTGCTACTTCTTTAAGTGCTCAAAGTATCGCAAACAATGCTTTAGCTTCTGGTTTTGAAGCTCAAGCGTCTGGTGATGCAAGTTTATCTCTTAACACTGAAGCACTTGCATCTGGTATAGATGCTCTTGTTGACACTGCAGTCGCTACATCTTCTGGACAACAAGGATTAGTCAAAGCAAATATTGCGGCTGCTTCTGGATTTGCAGCAGAGTTCAGAGCAAGTTCAGCTCAGGCTTCTGGCAACGCTGCTTTATTTAATAATCAATCTGCAATCGCTTCTGGATCAAGTGCGGTTGTAAATTCAGCGTCTGCTATAGCTTCTGGTGCTGCGTCTGTTCAAGTAAGTGCGGTAGCAATTGCTTCTGGAACTGCAGCGATTATTGATTCATCAATTGCTTTAGCTTCTGGTAATGCAGCTTTAGCCGACTCTTCAATTGCGTTTGCGTCTGGTAGTGCCGCATCTACTGCAGCTACTGAGGCACTGGCTTCGGGAAATGCAGCAGTTGTTCAAGCAAATCAAGCTACTTCCTCAGGTAATTTTGCTCTCGCTAACAGTGTCGAGGCTTTAGATAGAGCTTCTGATGCAGTTGTCAAATCAATCTTTGCTATTTTTCTGCACGACGAAGCAGTTGAAACCTCAAACACAGCCATTGCTTCGGGGTTAGCTGGTGAAGCTATTGCACCGACGGCTATTGCTTCCGGTGATGCCGTTCATGCTCCTGCTGCAGTTGCTTTGGCTTCCGGAAATGCAGCCTTAGCTCTTATTCCTGAGATTACTGCTTCTGGTAACTCTTCTATAACAGTTGCTCTTGTAGCCGAGGCTTCAGGTAACGCAGCGCTTTCCCTTTCTTTCAAGGCCAAAGCATCTGGTGATGCAAGTATCTCAGAATCACTTACTTCCATATCCGTTGCTAACACTGCAATTGTCAGTGGTGTGGCAGCAATTGCTACGTCTGCTACAGCAACGACTAGTGGTGTTTTATCAGTAACTCAAGCCGATAGAGCTATTGTTTCTGGAGTAGAAGCCCAAGCTTCTGGTAACGCTTTAATCTTCGACGGTAACCAAGCACTTGCTTCTGGTAACGCTGCTTTGACTTTGATCATAAATAATCCTCCAGTAGACCAAGAACAGATGATCGGATTAATAATGGCGCTCTCTTAAATATTTCTAGCTAATCAGCTATAATTAATTTATCTACGGCCACCTGGAAGTCGAATGGCTACCTTCTATAACAAAGTTGTTAAAAATGTAGATACGGGGAAGATTGCAGTATTTCAATCTACTTCTGACAGCACGATCGTCTTGAGTATTCTCGTTGCAAATACCACCGGTTCTACTTCTGCTGATGTAACTGTACAGCAAGACAATTCAGCAAATGGTCTAGAAGCTTACTTAGCTCGTACAATTCCTGTACCAGCTCAAAGTAATCTTGATGTAATTTCAAACAAGTTTATTATTCCTAGCGGCAAAAAAATAGCTGTTCAATCTACAGTTAGTGGAAGTATGGATACGATCGTCTCTTATGTAGAGGTCTAAAAATGGAAATTAAAAATTGGACTTCTGCTTTATTTACTAAAGAAGGCAGTGACCCAGCTTATCTTCCAGAAATTTTTTTCTTACCTGACGGTGACGCTAGGCGTAGTAAATCATGTTTATTAAGTGATATAACAGCAGCTGGGTACATTGGACCTATCGATCAACCTCCATTTTCTTCTGTAGGTCAGATAGTAACTTGGGATAGTGTTAATTCAAACTGGGTTGTAACTACAGTTAGTTCTACCGTTGACCCTGATTTTGAAAATAGTGAGGTTGTTCAGTATTTAAGTTCAGAACTTCGACTTTCTACTGTCGTCACGGATGGAAAACTTTCTCCTTCCTCCAAAAGAGAGCTGTGGTTGTATCAGGGTAAAATTCGTGAGTTATTAGCAGATAAGGCTGCTGAAGGAGGTAAAATCTCTTGGGGTGAAACACCCTTACGTCCTGAGTCGTTAGTTAGTTTGTCATTTGCTCAAGAACGAGCAGAAAATTTTATAAACATCGAGCCACAATCTCGAACAGATTATGAAGATTATGGTTTAATTTTTGTTCCTTCTGGTGTTGAAGCTGAACTTTTACCTTCAATCCCAGCTGATTGGACAAAAGGTTCGGGGTCTCTTCCAAAAGATTTAGTTAATAGAAATTATTTTATCCCAGAAAATTACTGCATTTCTGATGCTGATTTTAATATTTCCGGTTACTACTATGTTGAAGAATCTAGTGTTTATAGCGATAGAGTAGCTGCTACGATAGAGCAGAATCGTCTAGATAAAGCACCCGGAGCTTAAATATGGCAGGCGGTAACAGAAAAATTGGCGGTGCCACCGGTAATACCCCTTTTCCTACAGACAGTACGGGTAAAGGTTCTTGGTCCAGAGAAGAACAATATCGTTTTAAATTACGGGGGGAGTGGCCTGTTTTTCCTGTTGGAGAAATTGGTTTAAATACAGGAGAATACTTTTATGCTATTTCTAGTGGTGTAGTAACTGGTAGTGGTACTGAATTTATACCCGCTCATGGAGCTAACGTTTCAAGAACAACTGCTGAACCTCTTTTCCAAGTAATTGGTACAAATTTTGGTATTGGAGATGGAGCTGCTAATTTTGGGGTTCCTGATGTAAGTGATGATCTGGGTTATTTAAAACCAGATATTAATGTTGTCTCAGGGACTTATTCTTCTGGCACTTTGCCTCAGCATACTCACCAATTTTTTAAACCTCAATCTAATACACCGCGAAGACTTGACTATCGAGCTAACGAGACTCAGGCTTCTGGTTGGTGGAGTAGCTATGACGGATCTCTTAACAACGGACGTTTTAAAGAAACTGTTTGTTGTATAACTAATACTGAGATGGATTACCCAGTGGGCTCCATTATTCAGATTATGTTACCTTGTTCACCAACACTTATTGCGACTCTTCTTCCTGACAACGTTGTCATTGCTAGTGGTCAGCCGATCAGTCGAACTACATACTCTAACTTATTTGGAAAAATTGGAACTGATTACGGTGTAGGAAACGGATCTACAACGTTTAATATTCCAGATTATCGAGGCGTCTTCATCCGTGGTATACAAGGATCTGACGGAGGACTACGAATACAGCCTTCTGGAGCAATCACGGGTAGTGGATATTTTGAGTCTGATTTTCATAGACATAGGCATAGAATTAACCAAACTTTATTTATCAACATCGTACAACAACAAACTCTTGACGGAGGCGCACCTATCGATCCTTTCGGAGAAGCTTATGGCCCTCCATCTTCATTAGCATCAAATATTGGTGGTGCAGTTGAAAATAGACCACCTAATATAACAGCATTGAACTGTGTTGTTATTGACACTTTCGCTATTTAACTATGATTGGTCACATCACCTATTCTGCTGTTAATAAAGGTACATCCTTTGTTTCTGCTACAGGAGCAACTTATGTGCTGATGAATAATCAGACAATAAGCCGAACGTCCTTCCCTAACTTATCTGTATACTGGGCTATAGGCTCTTTCGGTTCTACTGCAACCGAAATGGTTATTCCCGATATATCGTATTGTCAATTACGAGGTGTTGATTTAGGTCGGGGCGCTGATCCAGATAGGGCAGATAGAGTATCTATTTCTGGTATTCTTCCTTCGGGTGAGCAGACAGGCAGTTTTCAGGCTGGACAGATGTTGTCACATGTTCATGTTTCTGGCACAGGTGCAAGTGGATTCCATGGTTTTGGACCTAATCCTATTTGCCCCTCAAACCAGTACACGCCTTGTGGCCCACTGACGCTTACAGAAGTAACAAGTACGAATATTCCATACTATAGTCCTGATCACGGGACTAATATTCACACGTCAGGCACTACAGCTAATTGTTTTGAAGTAGGTGGTGTTACTTGTTTTCCTTATATTTGTGTAGCTGTATAAATTTACCTAAGCCATGTAACAAGAGCATATCGTGTGCCTTTAGTTACTGGTAATGCTTGATGAGGGTACATCCAGTTAGATGGAAAAAATATTCCAGTTCCTTTTTTTTGCTCAATTTTTACTGAATTATTAAAAAAAGATAAACCACCATCTTCAAAATCATCGTTAAGTTGTACTGAGCAGCTCACTTTTCTATTTATTCCTTCTAATTCTGTGCCTTTGTTGTCGTTAGCATATAACTCATCTATATGCTCCTTAAAAACACAGCCTTCGGAGTATTTAAGTATTGAATAACCCTCGTCGTATGTAAATTGTAAGTGTAGATATTGATCAACATATTTATGAGCACCATGTGTAATTTGTTCAAATATTTTATTATCCATACTTTTTATTTTTTGAGAAAGGGGTAAATTAGATAACCAAATTTCTTCACTTGTTCTTACATCTTCTACAACAACGTCGCTAGATACATAATCAACTTCGTTATATTTTTCAGGATTTATTTTTGGGTGGTTTACTCCGGATCGCACCCATGAATCTCCGTAATCTGTTTCTAAAGTTTCAATAATTTCGTCACATAAATCTTCTGAAAATAAACCGTGTTGAATATTTATAAATTCTTGTAAATTTTTATCACTGTACATATTTATTTTTAAGCTAGCTGTTTTTTACAGTAGACATGTTACCATACTATTTAGGAATGTCTAAAAATGCAACAGACTAAACCATATGAGTATATGCTTGTTGAGGACTTTTTTACTCAAGAAGAACTAAGCGTTGTCTGGGATGATTTAGCGATTACATTTGCTCGATCTTTGTGGCAACCACGGTCCTTAGGACAGAATGAACCTAGCATGGTCTCTAGGTCTGGTTTATTTCTTGATAAAGAAAACAATCATTTACTGCAGGGTGTTACTAAATCAGTAGACAAATTATTTGACGGTTACACCAGCACATTTGCTGAAATGTGTTTCGCTAACTATCCGGTTATTAACACTAATCGTCACTCTATGTTATGTAGTCTTTATACAAATACTGGATTCTACAAAAAACACAGAGATACTTCGGTTACGTCTGCTTTGATTTGGTTATGTAAAGAACCTAAATCTTTTACAGGCGGTGATTTAATTCTTCATGATTTAGACGAAACAATACCCTTCAAAAATAACACAATGATAATGTTTCCAAGTCAGGCGTTTCACGAAGTAACTCCTGTAGTAATGGACGAGTCTTTAAGTGCAATAGAAGGAAGAATTTGCTTATCTATATTTATGTCTAATTAACTCTGCTTTACTTTTAACTAAACATACGACTAAGCTATAGGTAAATCGCACCATTAATTTTGGTCGGTTCGGAACTTGAGCTTGTATTCAATCTCCAATGTTTACAGAAAAAGTCTGCTAGAAAACGGTTCCGACGAAGCATTTTGGACGACTGGCCCGAGTGTGCTTATTGTGCTCGCCATAACCCCACTACTCTCGACCATGTTGTGCCCCGAGCTGGGGGAGGTCTACACACCCGAAACAACTTAATCGGGGCTTGTGGTGCTTGTAATCTAGAAAAATCAGACTCACCTTGGTTTGAGTGGTATCGGGGTCAAATTTTTTGGACTTCGGAAAGAGAAGACAAAATTTTAAAGTGGATTAACCAACCTGATCCCGATAGTATTTCACCCATATGGGCTCAAAAATCAAGCGAAGAAATTCTTGCTTTACCTACAGCTGTTAATCTTACTTTGGTTAATCTATAAATATTTCTGGTTCAATTAAACTATACCAACCAGTCATTATGTATTTTTTTTCTGTTTTAGAAATAACTCCTCTGTGAGCGTGAGTAAAAGACGGAGGCCAAATAAGCAGTTTTCCCTCTACAGCTTTTTCTTTTAAACCTAAATATACAAATTCTGTTTCTCCTTCGTCTTCGACGGTGTTTAAATAAATCATCCAAGTCAAAAATCTTTTACAGGTTCGTAACGATTCGTTTTCAAAATGCGTTGACTTATACCCACCTGCAGGAGGAGTATATTTTTGAATATTAAAGTCTTCTATAAGTCCAAAATCAGCCTCTTTAATTATTGGAAATTCTTCTGAATATTTTTTAACACCGTCCCATAAAAAGTTTAATAAGTTAACCATGCACGGTATCTGAGAACCATTTTTTAAGGAAATAGATATGTCCAATGACTCTTTAATTTTTTTGTTAACTCCTCCAGATATGCGCCCTTCAGCTGCGTGGTTACTCTCATTATCTTCAAACCACTGTATCACTTCAGTGCACTTTACATTACTCGGTGCGTTGTAACGTCTGATAAAATTTTCCAAAATAATCTATAAAATTACACCGCAGTTACGAGGTCCACTACGGCGTATCTGTGACTTTAATTTTTTCTTGTAATTTATATTTTCTTTCTTATTTATCCATGTATCTTCGTTTAGCGTTTTTATCAAATCGTTAGTCTCTTTGCAGCTAAGAAATCCCTCAGGTACACCCGCTGACAAGAATAAAACCAACATCAACGACGTCATTTTTTAGCAACCTTAGTAACAATACCGGCGATCATCTCAATAATTTTGTAAAATTTTGCGTAAATTTCGTCGTCTTTGGGTGTTGGGGTCATGTTGACAATTGCCAACGCAAGTAGGTGGGCTGCACCAGCAATGCCGACGATACTAGACCAGTTTTCTAGTAGGAAAGACATGATAAAAAGTCGATACAATATAAATATACTCCCAGAATTCTAAATCGATGCCTGCCATTCTCGAGGACGCAGTCAAGTCAATTATGAAAGACAACCCCGGTATGAAAGAGGGGGCTGCCTACGCGATTGCTACAAAAACTCTTCAAAAATCTGGAGATCTAAAAGACGGAACCGTGCAAGCGACTGAAAAAGGCAAACGCCGTGGTGAGATGAGCAAGGCTACTCGTGCAAAAACGCGATCTGAGAAATACAAGATCGAGCGTGAAAAAGAACGTAAAGGTGAAGCAAAGTCGCGCGGTGGTCGTGACGAGCGGAGCACTAGCGGAAGGCTATAAGTGCCGGAGTTTTTACTCCCCGATATAAAGCTTCCGGAAGTTAAAAAATTTCCGGAACCTGTAATAGATTATTTAGCACCAAAACCGCCTGATTATCCGACGGTCTTGGTGCCTTCTTATCGTCCTGGTAAAGCAAGTAATTATCTTCCAAAAGTTACGCCAAAAGGCCCTGTTGAAGAACCTAAATCTGAAAAATCTGTTGCAGAAAAAATTGTTGAGGATGTCGTAGATGCTGTACAGCCTTCCTTCGATGCATACTCTGGTTTAATAGATTTACTACGGACAGATCTAGATAAATTTAAACTTGAAGTAGCTGAAAAAGAGCAGGCAGCTTCTCAAGTTGTTAATACTGTGAGCCTCCCTGGAAATTTAGAAATACCTATACCTAAGCCTGAGATACTTGTCGCTGCTGGTACGACGGCAACTATATCCGTGGCGGCAACGCTTACAGCTACTGCAGTTTTTAAAAAGTGCGTTAGTGCCCTAAAACCAATTGTTAAGCAAATATTTAATCGGGTTCAGCGGAAGTTAGGGAAGAAGCCCCCAACTTGGAGTAGGCAGCGATTGGCACAACGTCATCGCAAATAGCTGAATAAGGCGACTCGGGTCGGATCATGTACCCCTTGTCGTACATGTTTGTACACTCTCTCATTCTTGTGAGCAAGATATCCACTCTTGTTTTTTGTATTCTTTTACGACCTAGTTCTTTGCATATTTCTGTAATATTTCCGTCTAACGGGATACTGATACTGATTTGAGCACCATAATTTTCACTGCGGGTGTACTGCGGGTGAAAGCCATTACCAAGATAAAAAGGTGAAAAAACCACAGTGCCGCTATTGCAGTAATGCCCAGCTCCGAATCCTTGTGTGCTGTAAGATCCTTGATTTATTTGCACCGCAGAATTTGTAACTGACCCGGTGCTCGAAGCGATTGGGTTTGCAATAACAGAAGTTCCTTCATTCGTCTGAGCGTAAGCGGTGTTACAGCACAGAGTTACTGCGAGAACACACTTAACGAAGTAGTTGTAGATTCTGTTTCTATCGTCCGTGTGATGTCTTGAGTTTCTGTGACAGCGTTGGCTGCTCTGGTTACTATCTCTAACTGCCAATTTTCTGCTCCGGTATTCATTGAGTAAGTAGTGCCCGTAGCTCCAATTGCTGCACTCGGAGTGGCGTTGTGTCCCGTGTAACTGGAGTATGCTCCTCCAAACTTTTCGATTTCGATTGTTTCTGTAATTGTTTGCTCTGTGGTTGTGGTGCTGTTCATTGAGCCTTGAGTAAAGGCTGGTGCAGTGTTCGCGAATGCTCCAACTGGACTGAAAAGACTCAGTAAAACTAGCCATGTGAGTTTGGTCATGGTTTACTTTTTGTAATATTATCCTCTTCTATCTTAGGTTTTTTTTGTTTTCCGTTGGTATCAACTGCACGTGAGATTCCATAACCAGCTAAAGATCCACTGAAAATGGAGGCTATAAAAGTAGGATCCATTTTTTGAAAGTAGCCCATGTACGAGAGTGTTAGCAATGCAGCACTCCACGCAAGAACTGATACTTTTACGACTTCACCAAGTAATTCGAACGATCGTTTGCTACTTTGGCTTTCTTCTTCAGCCATGGCGTAGAAATTTACGTGTCGTACCTTAAGATACTGCCTTGATGATTACTTTTAAATGAGAAAATACGATTTGACTGTATTAGCTAAAATTAAAGGACGGGATCATCTCCTTTCTCAATTCGTTTGTGAAATTATCTAATGGCTGAGACTGCGAAGAAAAAACATCCTGAAAAATGGGCTAGAGCCAAGGCTAAAGCTCGTAAAAAAATGGGCGGACACTCTGCTCGAGCTATGCAGTTGGCTACCAAATACTACAAAGACGCGGGCGGAGAGTACGAAGGTAAAAAATCTAAGAAAAACAAACTCTCTAAATGGTCTAAAGAGGATTGGCAGACCAAAGAAGAGTATGAAAAAAAGTGATTTTGGAGAAGAAGCTTACGTAACTTGCATTTTTGACGAACGCTCTGTACGTGCGTTAAATGACGCTGTTATTTTCACTTTGAATAATTGGGCTGGTCAAGGAGATATTGACCAAGAAAAAATAATAGATTTGAGATACTTCCTACAAGGAGCTATATTTGAGTTTGAGTATGGAAGAGGCAGTGGCGGATAGAGCTCGGGAAAAAGGGAGGACAGAACGCTATCTGCCAAAAGCAGCGTGGGCGTCTATGTCAAAGGAAGAGCGTCGTGCTACCGACGAAAAGAAAAAGCGTGCCACAAAGGGAAAGCCTGTCAATACGCATGTAGCTAACACTGAGACAGCAAAAAGAGCTGGTAAAAAAGCTCGTTCTTACAAAGCATCTAAGAAAAATGGCTAAACAGGGAACTTGTTGGGACGGCTACGTTCAAGAAGGTATGAAGAAAAAAGGGAATCGTATGGTTCCTAATTGCGTTCGGGCGAAGAAGAAGTCTCGGGCTCATCTTCGCAAAAAGAGTAAGTAGATCCCATAGCTGGGCCTAGCGGAGTATTCTCTCTATCTTCGTCAAAATTGAATTCGTAGTAAAGAGGCTCCAAATCTTTTGCTTCTGTAGTTGTCCAGTACTCATGTAGTTGCTCTGTTTGTATATTTAGACTTTTTAACGTCATTTGAGCCTTATATTCAATCCAGTCTTCGAAGCAGTGATGACGAATTTTTAAAATCCAGGGGTTAAAGCTAAGTTTCTTGTTCAGAAAACACAAAAAGTCTGTGGCTTGGTAAGCCATAGCGTTAATTTTGCTGTACTTGATGGGTTTCATTTGATAAAAAATCTAAGTCCGTATTATTAATACTAAAATAAAAGATATAAACGCAAACTAGATCACATGGCTCAGGTCACCTTTAATCGTGAACTTGGGGCTGCCCCAGTCGGGATTACTCGTTTTAGTCAGTATCGTTCTGAAGACGGTGGCAACGTCGTTGTCAACTTCACCACAGAAGATACTTCTGAAGGAACCTTTAAACGTGCTGATAAGTACGGTGTTACCTCTAGTGCCACTGGAACAGGTACTGTGACACTTCAAGCAGGGTCGATGTCTGTAAAGCGTGTTTTCATTATGGATGGAACTGACGGTTCGATCTTGGGTGAGGTCGCTCCTCCTAAAACTTCAAACCGTCTTGATGTCTCGTTCACTTTCTCTGTGGGAGCATCGGTTGAGAACTATCTGTACGTTGAAAAAACTGATCGTTCTCCCTGTGTTTACCGCGTCACTTACACTGCTGCTTAAACCCAAACAGTAAAAAAATGACTTCCCCACAAGATTGGGAGTGCTCTATCGCTGAAAAAGTCTTAGAAACTATGGAAGAAGGGGGTAAAACCTCTTCTTCCTACTATGTTTCTTTACAAGAGCAACTGAAGCTGTGTGAGAAAAAAAATCAACAGCTTAGTCCTGAATCCTGATGGGTTTCTGTACGTATTAGCTGCTCTCCTTACGCAGTCAAGCTCACTGTCTTGGAAGCAGTTTTCTAGTCTTTACAACTCAACTTTAAGAGCTGCTCTGGTGGTGTTGTTATTTCACTTTGTCTTAGGCAAAATAAATCAAAGACACCAACGCTAGAACCAGGGTGACTACTGATAAGCACCCTCTTCTGAGTCAATCTCTTTATGCCAAGCATGATACTTGGTTGACTACTTCTGCTCAAGATCCTGATGAGCTAGATCCGACTGAAAAGCTTTTTGTTCAGCGAGGTAGTGCTTGGGAGTGGGTTCAGATAGTTATTTCAGCTGGTACTCCTTTCAAAGAGGTGCGGCTCAAAGCGCAGCCCGAAACCTCCTGGTATTTCTATCAACCGCATTGGAAAATAATAAATGATCTAGACAAAGAATTTTTATACAAACCTAAGAAACATGTACAACTAAATACTCCCTATATAAAACAGTTAGGCCCTAATGACACAAACTGTTTTAGTGCATCTTGTGCCATGTTGTTAATGTCTCTCAAAGACATCGGCCCAGAAGAAGCTAAAGATTATATGGACGCGGTTTGTGAAAACGGAGAAAGTTCTGAAGCTTGGGTGCAGGTCAAAACGTTAGAACAATACGGTTTGCACGCAGAGTTTCGACAAGACGGGGACTGGAATGCCATAGAACAGCTTTTAAGAGATGAAATTCCAGTTCCTTTAGGTATTTTGCATGCAGGACCTGTTGACAACCCAGGCGGAACTGGTCATTGGGTTTGCGCTGTGGGCATAACTGAAGACCAGAAAAACATAATCGTACATAACTCTTTAGGTGACTTGGATCTAGATGAGGGTGTTTATGAGTCTGATCATGGAGCGCATGTTAAATATGAGAAAACAAAGTTAGCTCCTCGCTGGATGGTGGAGAAGGGCTACAGTTCTGGGTGGTACATCAAAGCAAAACCATGACTTCGTATAACCAGATCTTTGAGACCTGGAGCAACGAGCAAGAAAATCGAAAAGCTCTGTTTATGGACTTTTTGTATCAGCGTTCTGGTCGGTCCAACAGCTTATATACCGGTTTGTGGGACGAGTGGTGCAGAGAGTCAGGTGAATCTGCTAGGGAAGATCATTTCACTGCTGTTCATACAGGTGATTGTAAAATTAAAACAACCTAAGATTATTTAATATGGCGCAGCGCGATTATGAAAAAGAATATCGTGATTACCACGGTTCAAAACGTCAAAAGAAACGTCGTGCTGCGCGTAACAAGGCTCGTCGACATATGGAAAAGAGTGGAAGAGTATCTAAGGGAGACGGAAGAGAAGTCGATCACAAAGATTTCAACCCGGAAAATAACAACTCTTCGAATATTCGGGTAGTTAAAGAGAAAACTAATCGCGAGAAACAGCCCAAACGAAGCTAAACTAAACCTATGGAAAAACAAAACTTCCTTCAGCGACCTGGTGGACTAGGTCCGACCGGTGCCTTGAAACCTCTTGGTATGTCTGCGGCTCAGCCTGCTTCATACATGAACGACGCAATCAGTATGACGTCGCGTCGTCAAGCGTATACCGACGATGTAAATAGGGTATTTGCCCAGTACAACATCGATCACGGAACTTACATGAGGGCTCCTGTTAACCCTCTTCCCTACGCTGATGGGAACATTACTAAGTCTGCTGAGGTGACCGGGCCTGCTGGTTACAACCATCAAGAGATGCCTTTACCTGAGCGTCCGATGGATATGTCTGCGGGACAGTATGTTCACGAGACGGTTAATCAGGCTGACCCAGCTATGCGAGCCAATGTACAGGCTTTGACTTTGCTTCCTCAGCAAAACTTCCTAAATAATCGTGACTTACAACCACTGACTATGCAAAACGATTATCGCCGTCGCGATGATCTCTTGCTTCAAGAACAAGTTTTAGGAGGATCTACTAGTGCACCGAAGTGACCGGACAAGACCTACCCGTATGGCGGGTATGGCATTAGGTATGGGTCCAGCTGATATGGTGCGTGCAGTAAGTAATCCGTCTGAGATTACTGCACGTCTCCGTTACCAAGAGACTTTTCCGAGAAGCTGACCTATTGTTACCCGAGATAATCCTTGGGTATGCACACGGTAAAGCTTGACTGGATAACCCCTGATGCAGAAAGGGTTATCGCTCGTCATGCGCGTGTCTCGACGGCAGATCCAGATAGAGAAGAATATGCTCGACTTCTGTCTTATTGCATCAAGCATGGGCATTGGTCGATTCTTGAGCAGGCGAATATAAGTTTTGAGATTATTACTTCTAGGGCAATTAGCGCACAGCTCATTCGCCACAAAAGCCTGTGTTTTCAAGAGCTTTCTCAGCGTTACTCGAACCCGTTTACCGTGATGTCCGACGACATTCACGATCACCCAAAAGAGTTTCATATTAGAAAACAGGCGGAGAAAAACCGGCAATCCAGTGTGGAGGAGGTAGATCTCGATCTAATGACTAATTTTCGAGAACGAATTCATCGAGTCGATGCAGAGTTGCGTTCTCTCTATGAAGACATGCTTGATTCCGGCGTGGCTCGTGAGTGCGCAAGAAATATTTTGCCTTTGTACACTCCCACCAGACTTCATGCAAATGGAACAGTTCGCTCTTGGGTGCATTACGTAGGTCTACGTGCCAAGGAAGATACTCAACTTGAGCATCGTTTGATTGCTCGTCAGGTTGCTCTAATCTTCGGAACCCAGCTACCGGTCGTCACGAAAGCTTTGGTAGCTACCGAGGATCAATCACTAGACGGTTGGAGATTTATGTCAGGCTGGTCTTCTGAACTCTCTTCTTCTTCCCAGTAACCAATAAAAGTTTCTTCTTCGATGAAACCCTTAAGGTTGGCGAGAGCTTGATCCAGTAGCTCTTGATCTTCTTCGCTAAGTTTTTCAGCTTTGTCGTCGAGTTCTTTTTCAGACATCTTCTCGGTTGCGTAGAAAAGCTCGTCGGGCTTCCTCACGAACTTTATCAAGTAAGTGAGGAAATTTCTCTTCAGCTAAATGCGCACTTGACACGTAAGTAGCTACCTCAATTCCGTCTTCTTTTACGGAAACTCTGTACATAGAGTCCTTTGTGACTACTTCTATGTTTTTCTCAATCACTTGGTTCTTTCCAGGGATTTTCCATTGGAGGGTTAGCAGCTTGGCGAACAGCTGCAGCCTGGGCTAGCTGAGCAGTCCTGAGTGCTTGTCGATGTTGCTCAAGTTGCTGGTTAAGTGACGCAGTTTGTTGAGAAGCCCAGTTCTGCGCGTTGGCTGAAAGTTCGTCCAGTGCGTTTGCACTGTGGGGGAAATTAAATACAGCACCTACTCCCTCATTGTTATTAATTTTAGTTGCCCCCGTGGTTTCGGCGAGCGCAGATAAAAATCCGTAAGCTTGATCCACACCGACGTTGGCTACGAAAGAGAGTTCGACAGGGTCTACTAAACCGCGACTGCGTTCGTAAAGCGCACTGAACGCACCACTAACTCGGTGAGCAGTGTCAGAACCTTCACGCTCTTGTCTGACTTTTTTATCAGAAATTGAGATACCGGCAAGAGTACCTCCGATAAACGCCAAAGGTGCTCCTACAAATTCGGGACTGGTGATTGCTGTTGTGACTGCAGCAACGCCTCCGATGAAGATGGTCAGTGGAAAGGATTTAAGTTGCAGCATCATGTTTTTGGAAATTAGACTCCCATTTGGAAAAGTCCGGTAGTTGGGCGAACTCAACAGGATTTGGTAAGCGAGTGTCACCATGGGAGGCGCGATCCGATGTTAGATCAAAAGGCTTGAGGCGTATACCTTTGATTGCAGGTAACCCTGTTTTAGTTACTGTCCTGCAACCAGGGAGCTTAAGTATGTTGGACAATGTTTCCATTGTGCGTTCAACAAACCGTGGCTTAGCTGATGGCTTGTAGCCACATGCTTTACAGAAGTTAGCGTAACTTGCGTAGAGTTCGCTATATGCATTTTTTACAAACATGCCTTTCTCTGACTCGTCTGTACTTGGTCTGGCGGCTCCTCGGCCAACCACTGTCGAACTATTTGGCGCGTAGAGACAGCACTCAGCCATCCAAGCTACATACTGATTATTGAATACCAAAGCGTCGATGTTGGTTTGCGCTAGTGATGGAGCATGCTTTACAGGGTTGGCTAGAACGTCACGCATGTCGTCAAAAGACATGGATAGTGCCCAGCTGACAATGCCAGGCAGTTCTTCTACAAAGTCACCTTCGAGGCGGTCTCCGTAAACACTCAAAAGTTCACGACGTTGACTAGGAGGGACGACTTGATCCATGACGATTGTCAACCGTCTACGTTCGAGACCACTCGTAGAATCATTCGAGCTGATGTGCTCGTTACTTGCGATACAAACAAGACACTCAGGTTTAAAGCTGATAATTTCTTTTCCATATTTTCGTTCAGCTCTCAGCGTGTCAGACGCAGAAGTCAGTTTTTTAAGCACGTCCATGCGCTTGTTGTAATTTGATTCATCAGTCAAAAGCAACAAACGTTTACCTATAAGGTTGTATGTCTCGAATTTATTAGCTTCAATAAGTTCCAAACTTGATGTGTGGGTACTGTTAAAACCAGCAAGAGCAATCATCAACTGTTGCATGGTGGATTTACCTGTGCCACCAGGTCCAACCAAGTGCAAAAATCTTTCACCAGAGGTGTACCCAGTGAGGAGCGCTCTTGAATAAGCCTGAATTAAAGTCGCTTGTCCTTTTCGGAGTGAGCTATCTAACCAGGCTAAAAATTTAGGACATTTTTTTTCTTTATCCCAGTTGTAAAGAAGACGACTACGGAAATAAAGTTCTTTGTTTTGTCCAGGATGGAATTCAAATGTGGTGCTGTCCAAGGCACCATTCTGAAAAGGTATATAACCTCTTCCCATACTGAAAATGCTGACCCTTCCTCCATTCAAAGACTTCAGCATCTTTGCTTGAAGCATGGAGTAAACACTGTTAACAGTAGACGACTGATATTTTGGAAGAACACCAGCAGTGACGAAGGTATCTAGGGCGTTTACAATTCTCTTTTTGACGTGCATTTCATCTTGTACGTACCATATGCCTAGGTCGTTATCATACGTATAAAAATTATCGTGCGTACTATCGTATAAGTAGTTATCTCCTTGATTTGTTGCAATGATCTCTGCAACGTCGTTTTCTGCGAAGGCTCTGTTTTGTTGCTGTACGTTCTGAAGATTTACCAGCTGAGCCGGTGTTTGTGGGACAGACATGTTTTCTTCCGGTGTTTTTGTTGATGTTGTTGTGTTGGGCTTTTCGTTTATCGAAAAGTCGTCAAAGGTAAGAATTGAGTTGACAGCCTTGGGCTTGACTTGCTTAATGGCTTCCTTAATCTCGTCTGTCGCGACACTGTCGTAAACATCTTTATTGACTGATCGAAGACGTTTCCAAGCTGCGATCTCGTCGTGCTCTGACGCCATAACGATTGCTGGCCTGATTGACTCGACGTCGCGAATGCTTTCAACTATTCGAGTAAACTTCCCATCTACCTCCGCAGGGTACGCATATACAGCATAGAACGCACGATGTGCGTATGTCAAGGGTGACACCTGAGTAGGTATCCCCTGGTCTCTAAGCCAATTTGTCCATCCAATGATTTCCTTGACTGCTCTGGTTACAGCAAGGCTTCTGTCGTCTACAGGCTTCCCTTCCAGAATGTCCACCACAGATCTGGAGAGGAGACGCTGAAAGTCAACACCCTCATCGTCAACAGCGATATTCTCAAGCGCTTCCGTGACGTCGAATCTATTTCCTTTTTCTTCCTTAGGTAATGAATGATAAATTTTTAGAGCTTCATCAATTTTTTCAGTCGGAATAAACTTTTCGGAAACTTCGAGTATGCCGCCTTGTGACCAAGCCCCATAGAAAAGGTTTGGAACCTGCGTGGCTCTAATGTCGGACCCAGGTATATCTTTTGCAATTGCACGTGTAAACCATTGATAAAACTCTCCGTCAATAATCGGTTTTTCTAGACCAAAGACCAGTCGAAACCTAGGCCACGACTCAGATGTAGAGGGAGAGTCGTAAGCTAATGAGAGATATTTTTTACAAATATCTAGCTCTTTTGCTTCTTCCCAAGTCAGTTCTTGCTTTTGTATTTTGTTTCCATTTTGGTCTTTTCCATCAGCTTGATTATCTATATCAATAATGATCAGACCGGCTTGAATAAGTCCAGTACCGTCTTTTATTCTTTTACCTTCGACTAAATGCCAGGCACATAAACCTTTACTTTGACCAACTTCGTGTGAAATTTCTTCAGAAGTATATGTACAAGGACGCCAGTTATTATTAAAAGTACGAAAGTCACCACCTTGCTCAATCTTGCCCGTAACAGCATCGAGCGCACTGACTACTTTGCTGTTTACTGAGCAAATGAAATGCATGAGAAGTTCTGTAGTTCCGTCATTCTGCCCTAAATCCGGAGTTTCGCCACCTTGGTAGCAAAGATTTAAGACTGTGTAGCCTTCGGGCGGACCTCAGTAAAAAATTTATTTACTAGTTCCAACCACGCAGCTTCATCTTTTTCAACCTCTGTTTCACCGAAAGTGAATACTTGAGTTTGATACTCGTCGAAAGGAGTAGAAACGATGATCTGCGTTTTACTAATCTTAATTCCTAAGCACGACTCAGCCGCAAGTTTGTAAGCAGCTAGTTGAAGCCTCGTCTTTTTAACCTTAAAAACTCCTGAGATCATTGCTTTTTTAGTTTTTTCATCCAAGTTATGTTTCTTAGTGGGGAATCGAGCGCTGTATGGACCAGCACTAGTTTTAAAATCTGCAAGAATTATTTCGGCGTTGTGGTCCATATAGATCAAATCACAGCAACCTGCGTACCCATGACCTGAGTTTTCGTCGTAGTAAAAGATTCTTCCTACACCGTCATCCCCTACATACTTTGACCACTTGGGTTGATTAAAGGGTCTTTCAGACCAGAGCACTCGACCACCGTCGAGAAGTTCATCGATCCTTTCAGGCACTCCTACCCAGTAAGGAGCGTAGTTTTTGGGAGGTACAACCCTTAGACCTCGTATGTAATTTTCACTAGCTTCGTGTATCCAAGTTCCTCTCGCAGCAGCTGCGTCTGCTACTCCTGGATTCATCACGTTCCAGTGAGCTAGTTTCTGCTGAGTTTTAGCGGTCGCAGTGCTACTAAGAATCGAAGTGACAGATGGCAGGTACTCAGGTACACCAGGGCACTGATAATGCCTTAAGCCATTGATAGTTTTCCTAGTATCCAAAACTTTTACCTTTGAGTAATTTTAAAACGGTTCTAAATCGGCGTCTGAACTTGAAGGGCTTTCTGGCTCATCGTCTATAAAAAATTCGCTCTTCTGATATTCAAAATCACGATTCCGCTGATCTAACTCGCTCAATAGGCAGCGTCCCGCTGAGAACGAATCAGCGATTAGTTCAGCAATCTCGTCAGCTTCCCTTCCTTGCCCTGTGTGGTCGACACACTCTTGCAAAAGTTGGTTGCTCACTAAGATTGAGGTGATTGTGTCCAGCTTCTTGTTGGTTTCTTGCTGGGTTTCAATCCATTGAGATAGTAAGAGTTGAAGTCGTCCTTTCACTTTTATGAAAATGACTTTGGTCGCTGCCAGCTTACATCGAAATCAATTTTTGTCTCTTTATTTCTCGGTTTAGCTTTATTAAACACATACCACGCAGATGTTACTGAGTCTTTTGTATTTCTCTGATCCGCACGGAATACCGGACGAGGGTTTAAAACAATAATATTGGATAAAGGTTTTGACTTTAAGAAATCAGCTCGACCTCTCGTAGGTTCTAAAAAGGTCAGACGATCGAGAATTATTAGTCCTTTTTTAGCTAGCTCAAAGCCCGGTTCGATAATCCAGTCGAGTTCCTGCTTTCCTTGTGTTATCGCTACTGTCCAGTCAAAAGCTGGCAAGCTCTTCCACCACTGCAATTCAAGGTAAGAAATATCATCAGGCGCACTGATGCAGTCTGTGTAACCCCATGAAATCAGTTGAGTCTTAAGTTCTCCTGCATTATCGCTTGGTAGGACTACTCGACCAGGGCATAGCTTTCTTTCTGCAATAGGATTGAAAATATTGTTTGGGACTTGGTAGAACGACATGGAGTCAGAATCAGAAAAGCTTGTAGGACGTTTGAGGGATTACATGACGATGGAGCAAGAGTTCTACCATCTTCATTTCATGAGTCGAGCTAAAGAAGTAGACAGCGTTCCTGAGTTAATTGAGATCTTAGATCTTTTACACGCAAACTACCTTGTACAAAAACGTTTATTCTCACAACTTTGTTTATCTGTAGCAGAGTCTGGAGCTGAGCTCCCTCCACTGAAGTCCCTACTGAAGCCATGAAAAAAGGTCGCCGAAGCGACCCTTGTTGAATAAACCTGAATGGATTTGACTTAGACAGATAAGCCAGCAGCTTCAAGAGCTTCCTTTTGTTCCTTTGTCAGTTCTTTAGTTTCTGACTTAGGTTCCGGAGGTGCACCTTTAGGGTTGCCAGCACCAGCAGGCAGAGACGCCAACCCTTCTGACTTAGGCGCTTCAATTTGTGGATGAGCTTCATTGAATGCTTCCTTAATTTCAGTGTGGTCTTTTCCGAGAGGTAGCTCGACCAGATTCGCACCGGAGATATGAGCACGAAGTGCAGAAGATACCAGCTCTCCTCCATCGCCATTGAGCCACTCATCAATATCTTTGACGAGAGATTTTTCTTCGTCGTTACCAACCGGTCGATCTGCGAATTCCAGAACGTTGTAATTAACTTTACCAGTGTCTGCACCCGTCACCGGATCAGTCTGAGTAAAGCTTTTCTGGACAAACTTAGTCTTTGTAATAACTTCCGCAACGTTGATGCGGTTGTTATAAAGAGTCTGAAAGTAAGAAATAAAATTCTTCTGACTGCTTTTGCCAGAAATAATAGCGGTAGCGACGCAACGAGAAGGAAGTAAACGATGCGTAGGGTCCACACCCACGAAAGCGATACGGATGAATTCTTGATGACTCCGCATTCCAAGGTTCCCATAGAAGGGACTAAAGCCGAGCAGTACAAATGAGATAGGGATCCCGTTGTCATTCGAGTCGGTAATTGCTTGATCCGGATCTGTGTCCGATTTCCAACGGCGCTGTTGGAGATCAATGCGAAGAGTGTGCGGTGGTACTTGGCAGAGAATTTCATCTGCTGCAAATTTGCCTGCAATGTAAGTCATAGATCAGAGAGAAAAGTTAATTGAACCAATAGCCGCTGCAGAGACTTGTCCTTTTTCAGGGTCAGCTGCTTTTTTAGGCGCGGACTTCGTGCCTTTAGGTAGGTACAGGATTTGATCTACTGCGTAGTTCAGATACTGCTTGTCATCCTTTTCGCTTGTGCTCACTCGACCAACTGCGATCGTTGGAGTTCCATTAGGAAGTTCGGAAAGCTGCTTCGAATGTTCGTTCCATGCGGTGAGCTTGAACCAGTTTGTCTCTTGGTCGTCTGGTGCCTGCCAAGCAATAGACCGATTTGTGACAGTTGAGTCACCGACTTCATTTTCTTCAGACTTAGGTCCTAACCCGCCACACGCCATGAAAGTGTTGATGGCAAGGATGTCGGAAAAGTTATCCCGTGAGACAACCAGCATTGGCTGCATCTGTAGAACACCATCCGGCGTGGCCTTAGTCGGTCCAATGGCTAGGACTTCTTGAGATTCTTTTAGATCCAGAAGAAGTTTTCCGACATAGTGATCAGCTTTTTGAATCAGCTGAACCTTTGTGGAGATACGTTTTGCAGATGAAGGAAGAGATTCAGCAATCACATTGACTTTTCCGTCTTCAGTGCTTGCCTCGTCTGTAATCCTGACTCCCATCAGAAATACGTTCATGCTTTAAGTTCCGGTAAATCGTTGAGCGGTGTACGTTTAGTGCCTTGGCGATTTGCGGAGCGCTCACACCTTGGCCTCGGAATGCTAGAAGCATTTGAAGGTCTCCGCTACCCAATTTTGAGTTTCGTGACTTGAGATACTGGTTATGGTATGGGTTGATGCACATATGGTTCTTGCATTGATTTTTGACTACACCATCTCTTTCTATGTCCAGGTATCCCAAAATTAACGGACGCACGTAGTACCTCTTTCCGAATACATATGTACTGGGTACTTTGTTAGTCATTGAGCCTGTCCACTCAAAACAAGCCCTGTGGTCAAAATCGTTAAAAGCAAGCCTCTCATAGAGTTTGCTCAATCGAGTTTGCTTGGTTTTTCCATAACCAAGTTCAAACTTCTCAGCGCTAAGACTTCTGGATATGTCTAAAGCCTGTCCCTGCGCGTGGGCAGCGTCTAAAGCAGAAACCCCTAACTCAATCTCTTTATTATTTTTTACTAATTTGAGTTTGTAGTACTCAATAGACATCGTTTGGCTGCCACTCTGCAGCTTGTTCAAGCTGTAATTCGGCATCCCAAGCAGGCGCAGTCATAAGAGAATACAGTTTTACCCATATTCTCAAGCGACGAGCGCACTTACTGAAAAGATTCATCACTACATATACTTTGCGTACTCATCGTAGAGACCACCGCCGCCTTGTACGTTACCGCCACGCAGACGTGAGGTGTTCCTAGAAATGTACTTAGCGATTTGCTTATTAGATGCACCACCCGCCTTAGCTGCTTCGACATCCTTGTGGCCGAAATACTCAGCGCTTTGTCCAGCTGATAGACGAATCTCTGGCGCATTTCTAACAATCCTTTCAGGCTCGAGACTTGGTGATGATGCCGCTCCGATTGACGCTCCCGATGACACTGCTGCCGTTGCTGGTGTTGGTGATGGTGATGGTGATGGAGTAGCAAATCCTGCAGTCATTTGACCAATCTCACTTTCACCACCGGGTGTGTTCGGACCACGGAGAAGATCTAAATTCTTTTGCAAGAAGCTTTTAATATTGTCATCTGAGTAACCAGACTGACGAGCAGCAGCAAGATCTTCTTTACCAAAGTATTTGGCGTCTTGACCAAAGTTAGTAGAGATTTCAGGAGCACCAGAGTATGACTGAGCGTTCCGGAATGCTTGTGTTTGCTGTGCACCTGGGGTAGCTGTAAAACCTTGCTGTGCGTTAGCAAAGTCTCGTGTGATTGCTTTCGATGTATCTACTCTTCCACGTGAAACTTCATCCATCAATCCACCTTGACCTTCGCGGTTGCTCATAGCGAGCATGTAAGGATTGCTTGAGAGATAGTTTTGGATATCTTCGTTCGAGTAACCGTAATCTTGAGTTGCTTTTTTATAATCTTGATGACCGAATAAAGCTGTCTGACCGTAGTCCCTAGCGATGTCTTGAAGACTTTTTCGATTATCTGCTTCTACCGGCTCTTCAGTTTGAGGAGAAGGTAACTGAGGTTGAGCAAGATCACTAGGTGCCTGCACTTGTTGCGAGCGAGGCATCAAGGCAAGAGTCGTAGTTACTGCCGACTGTGGCTGCGGTAAATAAGTTAAACCACCTCTGCCTTTCGAAGTTGTTGAAAACGAAAGTGCCGGATCGAAATCACCCTGTTCGCTTCCTTCGCTGTCTTCGAAAAGCTTAAAAAGATCTAAACCAAACAATCCGCCTGCCTTACGCAGACCCTGTTTCATCGGAGAGTTATAACGAAGTGAAGTCACTATTGGTGAGTGCAGCTACATATACTCTAATTTAGCTCAGTTTTAGCCAATAACGACTGATATCAAAACCAGGCCCGATGACACTTTTGAGTGTTCTAGCTGTTCTTAAAGCTTCCTCATGACTCTTAAAACGCTTTGCTTTTTGTCGATGCTTGGTATATGAGCACAGAAGTTTCTTTTCTTGGTTTAGGCAGTCTTCTACAAACTCACCGTGGCGAGTAACCACCCAAACCTCTTTTAGGGAGAGGAGCGGCATATTATTACGCTCTTCTTCTGTGTAAAGTTTTCCTGATAACTTTACCTTGGATTGATTATTTGTCTTTTTATTTGTGGTGGTCTGAACCTTTTTTACTTCTTTGATCGCTCCGTCTTGCTTGAGAGTCTTGTTTAATTTTCTAGCTGCGTTAGCTGCCACCAAGGGTTTGTCATAGAACTCTTTCGTTAGCACGATGCATTTTTCAGTTTTTATACAACCTATGTATCCACTGTCTGTCTTAGCAGTAAAAAATTCTTTGTTTTCGATTGAGGGGAACCAAGCAGTAAAACTCATTTTTCAGCCCAAGAATCGCCGATGTTGGCATCGCACTTCACTGGCACTTTAGTGATAATTGTTTCTCCTGCATCTTTCATTTCTCTTTCTAGTATCGTTTTGTAGTGTTCTGTTTTGCCTTCTACTGCTTCGAATATTAATTCGTCATGAACTGTAGCAATCGGTCTGAACTCGTGATTAACAAATTTGCTCAGTCTTGCGATAGCCAACTTCAAGACATCTGCTCCAGCTCCTTGAATAATCGTGTTAGCACAAGTAGTCATAGCTGCGTCGTCGTAACTAAGTAGCCTCCTTCTTCCGATTGGAGTTCTTACGTAAGTCCAACCATCCTGAACCATTGCATTTCTTTCGCGGTGCCACTCCCTTAAACGAGGGTAAGCACGATGAAAACCAGCATGTGCGACTTTGGCTTCAGAAAGAGAGATGATATTTCCTGAACTGGCTGCATACGTTTTGTACTTTTTAAATCCCATACCGTAAAGCAAAGCGAAATTCAGGGTCTTACCCATCTGCCTTTGAGATTTTTCTACCTGTTCAATCCCTACGTGGTAAATAAGACTCGCTGTAAGAGAGTGAAGGTCAGCTCCCTCTTGGAAAGCTTTGATCATTTGAGGAATACCAATCAACTCCGCAGCTAATCGAAGTTCGATCTGCGAGTAATCGGCAATAACAAATTTAAAACCAGGCGACGGTACAAAACATTCTCGAAACTCTTTATCCCTGGGTACCTGCTGGATATTGATTCCCCAGTTTTCTTTTTTCTTTTTGCCAGTTACTCGTTTTGCACCCGAGCTAGTGAATCTTCCGCTGTTAGCTCCGTAGGAGTTATAACCACTGTGCATATGACCTGACACAGGGTTTATGTTGTCGATAATTTTTTGCGTATGAGCCAGAGCTGTCTCTAGCTTTGTTCGTTTCCTAAGCAGATTGAGTGTGTGATCGTCGCTATCAAATTCGCTTAAAGCGACTTGCGACAGAGTCTGCTTTCCTGTTCTTGGGTCAACTGGTAAATCAGTGTCGACTTCGTTGAAGCATCTAATGCACTGTGCATTAGATCCAGGATTGAATTCCTTCTTAGCGTTTTTTCCGATGGCGATTGATCCATCGGCAAGTTTGGGGAGTTTTTTTTCATCGGGGAGACGACGATCAAGGTCCTCACAAAATAATCTAGTCGCTGTGTCCAGCTCCTGCTGCTTTCTAAATTTTAGAGCTTTCACTTTATTGACATCCACATTAAACCCATAGTGACACATTAAAGCCACAGGGCGAATAACTTGACTCTCGAGAGTGTAGACCTCAAGTAGGTTTTCAGCTGCTAGCTCTGTCAACTGCAAAGCCGCGATCTTAGGAAGTATGTCAACGTCTTTCGCTGCATATTCAATTTGCTCAATCGCTAACTCATCAGCACTCCAATCAGAAACTTGTTGTTCTTTCG